GAAACGTAATTTTATTGAACAAACTAGTCGCGCCAGCAAAACGGTCTGGAAGCGGAAAAGAAGAAAGTTGGCTAGTCGCGGCTGTGTCAAATTGCAAGTCGGAATCAAATCTGTTTTTCTCGCGGTCAAACGACAGCGTATTTGTACGGGCTGTATTTAGCTCGCTGCGCCTAAGCACAACTGGGTGCAGCAATTCTTCGTGAAACAGCGGTACGTCATATCGGCTGAGCGCGGCCACAGCCTCAAGTAAGTCTCTGTGGCTTTGCGCTACGGCGTGCGCAGTGGCGTCGACATGCGAGTGAATTTGGTCGATACCTGTGTATGTGCGCGCCCAGAAACTTCCCAGCAAAGAGATTAAAACTTTGCTGCGGTCTAAATCTGACCCGGGATATGTGTACAGGTTTTTCTTCATGGCGGCTTATACGGTAAAACCGGCCGCGCTGTAAGAAATAGACACGTTGTCGACGCCGACTAAAAAGACCGTGGTGCGGCCGGTCACCAACCGAGTTGGGTCGTTGGGTATAGTCAGTAACGTTCCGTCGCGCAGATATGTGTATGCGCCGTCGGGCCGCCTGATTTTTCCAAACATGTCAATATGGCCTATAGCTTGGCGCCCCGTTAAAAATTGGTGCGCGGCATTAGAAATTACGGATGAGTGCAACTGGCCCGCAAAGCCGACTTGACTTACCGCGTCTACGACGGCGTTTTTCATTTGCCGCAACACGCTGTCGGCAATCACCTCGTTGGTTTCAGTGCGCACGTTAAACGAGATGTTAGTAAAGCAGGGAATAGCTGCTTTTACTAGTATGTCCGCCGCTCTTGGCCTGTTGTCGCGTGAGGTCAGCGTGTCGTGTATGTCGCCGATTAATGGCAATCCTCGCGTTGTGACCGAATACATCGCTTTACTTTGATTTATTGTTAAGCCAGAAGAAAGCGTGTCGTTATCTTCAAATCGGATAATCGCGGTTTGATAGCGACTGTATACTCCTTCGTGAATGTGGATTACGTCTGGCGCATATGAAATTTGCGATAAATCAACGCCGCGTAGGTCTTGTGTGACCGGATAGCCATTAGTCGTGCGATCTGTAATTTTTGCTACACGCGCAATGTCGTAAAATCCGGCTGCGGCATTTCTGGGAATTGCGACTTGCCAGATGGTGCCGCGCTCGCCGATGCCGACATATGTAGCTTCCAGCACATGATCGACTTCTTGCGCGTAAGCGGCTGTTTGCAAATAAATATCTACTTTCCCGCCGCCTGACACTGGAAAAAGACTATGCTGATCTCTTTGCTGTTCGACATCACCGCAGCCCAAAACCGAGCAGTGCAGCAAATTTTTAAACGCCGGATAATTGCGAATAAACGCCTCGTAGCTTTTGCGACCACCAATTGTTTTAGCAGCTAAACCCAAATTTAGTTCTTTTATGTATTCTTCGTTTGTGGGCGGATCTGCGCCGTTCACAAAATCGCTCGTAGCAAAAACGCCGCCGACATTTCCCGGTATAGCTGTAGCTAAGAGCGCGGTTCCACGCTTTATGTTCGCGTTTCTTCCGGGTGTGGTCGACACAAACGGAACGGAAGCGGTATACGTGCCGTCGCCGACCGGTATCATGACGCGCTCGGTATCTCGTGTCGTCACGCTGTCGGGCGGCAAAATTGTAAATGTGGCTGCCGGCCGAAACTCTATGTCGTTTGCAACATAAGAGAGATCGTCTGGAATTTCTGTTGTCACTGGCAGCAAAAAAATAAACGACGCAGCGCCTGTGGCTGGCGTGCCGGCTTTTCGGGTCAGGTTAAAATTAGACAGCACCTGCTCGACAAGCGCGTCTTCAGCTAGTGCCGGGTTTTGTGTGATTTTCAGCAAGCTGTTGCTTTGCATCACACGATCAATATTTTCTTTTACCGCCGCGTTTAAAACGGCGTTAAAATACAGCACAAGATCGTGAAACACACCGCGAGTAAGCTCAACTTCCGGATGGCGCTCTTGCATCAACTGCGTAAGCGTAGCCGTCATGGCGGCTACCCGTGCTGGTGGAAGCTCTCGTAGCGTAGATATTTGTAATGGCATGTCATTCTCGCGGAACTATTTCAATCGGCAGGATAAGCTCTCTGACGTCACCAGCCTGACTTGTAATTTTAACACCTAGGCTGAGAAAAGACGCGGTAGTCCCGCTAGCCTGCGACACGTCAAATCCAGGCAAAATTGCGACATTTAATAGCTCCGCGTCTCTAAATTTTTCGTCTGCTGGCATGTCGTTATTTTCCTCGGCGCGTAAATTGCGCCGTACCTGCATGTTTGCCGCAGAAAATTGCGCGCGTACGTTAATTGGCACGCGAAATTGCCCCGTGCGGGCGGCGCGCATAAAATTTGTGCCGCGGCCGGGCAGGCCCGGCATCGAGCCTCTTTCTGTCAAAAACTCCAGCAACCAACGCTGTGACAATTTTTGTATGCCAGTTGTAATCGCGCCAGATGTTTTTTTGTTAAACAGTTCTAACCCTAGTTTTTTGTCCCTACGGCCAACTAAAGGCGCGGTTGTATTTTGTAGCGCCAAATAGTCGTATTTTCTGTTTACGTAGTCGCTAAGCGCCATCTTATTAGTCCTCGCTGATCTTGGCGCCGAAGTCTATGGCCGCCTGGACGCCGTCTTTTAAAAACGAGAATATGCTTTTGTCTTGTTGGCCGTGCCCGTCTAACCTTCCATGCGCGTGGGCAGCGCACCGAATAAAACTTGCGTGGCGTGTTCTAAACGCGCGCTCCTCGACGGCCATAAAGTCGATTTGCCATTTTGTCGCCATTGCGTCACCAAACGTACCGGCCTCATCGCCGTACTTGCCGACGATTTTCTCTGAGTAAGTTTGATTTAAATCATTTCTATCCCATGTCGGGTTGTCGATAGACGGCACATCTAATATGTCTGTGACTTTTTCTGGTGTGTGCCATTTCCGGTATTTGGTGTGGTTGCGAAAATGTTCGGAAAAATCTTTCGCGCGCTTCTCCAAGTCTTTAATGCGATCTTCAAACTTAGGATCGACTTTGGCTTTTGCGCCGCTGGTTGGATGTCCCATTTTGCACCTTAAAAGTTGTGTTTGTATCTGGCGTCGATCATTGTTTGAATTTTAGCCGCACGTTGACTCACCGCACCCGGAGTAATATTGAGCCTGCGTGCTATGTCTTGTGTAGACGCTTTACGGCGACCATTTCTCCCTAGCGTCATGTCCATAATCAGTCTATCTGTTGGCGACAAGTCGCCGTATACAAATTCCATCCACGCGTCGGTGTGTTTTGTGTAGTTCGGGAGTGTGCTGCCGATGTCTGTGTTTGCGGCGTCGTCACTACCCGCAGATTGCAGCGCTGTCATACCCTCAGCTACAGGTTGATTAAAGCCGCGTATTTTTTTTATCCGGCGTGTAGACAGCCCGATAGCGTCAGCAATTTCATCGTCTGTGGGGTCGCGGCTCAGTGCGTCCCGAAGCTCATTCTCCGCCGCCGACAGTCTTTGAAAGTCTAGCCCCACCTGCTCTGGTAGCGAGATAATGTTTTGTTCTTTAGCGGACAGCCGACGTAAACTCTGCAACTGCGAAAGTAAATGTGTTTTTACGTTTCCTCTATTCGGGTCGTATGTCTGTAGCGCTTTCAGCGCCATAAGGCGCGCTTTGTTTTTAATGGTCGGGCTGGCGTTGGAGCCGGCGTAGCTATTTACAGCTGTGTCTACGATTGGCTGAATAGCGCCAATCAGTTTTGTGTTGAGTTCTGGTGTTTTTTGTTTTTGCCACTGCGGGTACAGCGTGTCAAAATCCGGCGACGCGCCGTACGTCGTCTGGCCAGAAAAAGGTGGTTGCACGTCGCCGAGTATGGATGGCATTCCGTTTTTAGCTGCGCACATATGTCACCTATACTTGTCCGGCAAAATTACCGGGATCAATTGGCGTCGCCGCCTACTTTAACTGCCAGCGGCCCGCCCGGCCACGGAGAGCCGGGCGGCTCATCCTTGTATATCGGCGCTACTGTCCCTACGTAATGTTTTTTACTAGTAGTGTTTTTGATATCGTTTTCTTTTTCAGTTCGTACGTGACTTAGCGCGAACGACGTACCAGCTGTATGCTGCTCTGCGTTAATTACAAATGAAACCTGCACTACAGCGCCGTACATAGGCGTATTAGACTTGCCGATCTCATTTATCGGAGGTTTAACTTTAACGATGCTGCCGGGAGCAATGTCAAAGCGCAGCTTACCCGAAAGCTCTCCATACCGCTGCCCAAGAATAGCAGACTTGTACCAGTGACAGGCAAAACGGTCATAAATGTTTAAGTTCTCGCCGTCGACGGAGTCTTTAGAGTCGTCCTTGTATACCTTCTCCACTTCTTGATGCGACATCTTTGCTTCTGGATTTGTTTTGTTACCTTTTTGCGGACGGGCGGTGCTTCGGCCGGGCGTATACATGAGGTTATCGCGCGTGTAGCCTTGCGTGTAGACCGGATTTGCTAGCCACGCTGGCGGGTCGCGCACAAGTATGTTACCCCAGTGATCGTCAAACGCATTTTTGCTTACCGGGTATTGGCCGGCGGGCTTGCAGTAGCTTATTACAGGTATCGGAGAGCCGCCCATGGTCGCTCCCGCCGAGTCAGCTTGGGGCGCCCAATAAATAACAATAGAACTCATCATGTTGGCAAAATTTGCATTGAAATTAGCGTAGTTGTATTCTTCTCCGGTAATTTCAACATGATGCTTGTTCAAGCCGGGGAAAAACGGAATAGCCTGCGCGAACTCGACGCTCGGAGAAATGGCAAACAAAAAAGATGGCGCGAGATCGCCGATTAGCTTGCTCCAAATTGTGTTGTAACCCATGCCGTCAAGAATCATTCGGCACAGGCCCTCGTGCGCCGAAAGACTTAAAAACACAAATGGGTCGCCGCCGTCAAATCCTTTTAAATTTAGCGGTAACTTGGCTTTGTACTCTTCCGGTGCTTTACCCGGAATACGATCTAACGCCGCGGCTGCTGCGGAGTTGTTATCGGAGGGTACACCCAGCGGCTCTGCTTTTTGACCGTCTTTGCTGGGACCCGGTTCTTTGTTGTTGTTGGCGTTGTTTCTGCATTGCAAACGTGGGTGGTTCATCTTTGTGATGCCAAGAAAAATTTGCTTGATTACCTTTTCCCACAAATCTTTTTGCATGTTTGCCTGCGTCACAATCGACCCGCCGCCGCCGCCAGATTCCGGGCGTTTATAGTCGATCATCGGCACAGCACGCGCACCAGTGCCGTTACGCTTACCGGCGCCTGAACCGCTACCGCCAACAAGGTCTGCGATTACAATAGACGAGGCAACTTGCGCAAGATCGTGTGGAACGTTCTGGGACCAATCGCCGTTGAGCATGGAGGAGCAGTTTAAATCGTCGAGCCAATGCACTAAATGAATTGTGTACGTGCAGTTGTTGTGCGCGCGTTGATAACCTATTCCGGCGTAGTAGCCGTCGAAAACTATGTAGCGGCCGTCTTCCATGCCGTTAATAATCGGCTTTTCTGTTCGTCCGCTTGTGGATTTAATTGTGAGAAAAACGGTACAGCGGTCGCGCGGTTCTAACTTTTCTGTGGCGTCGTGGATCGTAGCCTTCTCCGACGTGCGCACTTCTAAACCTGTAGCCACGTCGAGCGTGCAGGTGGGTATGGCGTTCAAAGCAAACGTAGCTGACATAGCCACGATGTCTTTAAACTCTGTTTCGCCGCCTTTGCGATGCTTAAAAACTGCGGTTAACTCAAACTCTGTACGGATATATGGTTCGTTAGCCATTTTGTCCTCGCAGTTCTTCGGTGCGGTAGATCAGTGCTAACACCATACCCGACAGTTTGTACGCCGGCAACGGGTGATCAAACCACAGATTCTTAAACGTGCGATACGGCTCGGCTTCTTCCACGCCGAAAATATCTAAATACACAGGTTCGCCTAGCAACTCTATAGCCGGCAAAACAGTCGTTATTGCCGGCGATGGGTTTACTTTTGTTTCTATTAACCATTGTGCGTCTAAGCCGTTAAGCGGTGCGATAAGCGACTGCGACGTGTCCGATAAAAACTGTTGCGCGTCGGGGTCATATGATTCGACAACTATAAGCCCGTCTAATTCTGTCAGCAGTGAGTCGTATTTGCTGTCATGCGCTAACGGGTTTAAACGCAGATTGAGTTTTGTGTCAGGCAACGTGATAACTGGCGGTGCGCTCAAATTTGATACGGCTACTGTAAATCTAGAATCTCGTTTACCCTGATATCGCACGTCTATTTCGAGTCGCGTCACGTTGTCTTCGGTGATCCGGCGAAGCCCGACAGTGTAAAAGTTAAAGGACTTGCCGATTGCGGTCAGCGCCTGTAAGTCTCCAGCAACGTTCAGTCGCTGCGGTCGGCCGTAGGTTTGTGTAATTAAAACTCGTTTACCGGCTGGCTCAAAATATGGTTTGCCGGTACGGGGCCAGTAAGTCACGCGCGGGTCCAGTCGGTAGACGTATTCTGATAGTTCTGTGGCGTGTATGTACGCCAGCAATTCGTTGACCCGAAAGTTTAAAAAATAGTTGTCGGGGCTCGCTCCGAAAAGCAATTGACGCAACGTATACAACGCGTTTGTTAGCTGCGCTGGTCGGAATTCGGGGGGTACGTACTCGTAACCGTAGTCGCTGTAGTGCATGCGACTTCTGGGTACGTTTAACAGCAGTGTTCTAGCGTGATTGATCATTCGCCTTCCTTTTTAGGAAGTATTTCCATGCGCAGCGTCCAGTAACCAACGGGACCGGTGTCGCTTTGGTTTAAGTCTATTTTTACGCCAGTTAAAAATCCGTGTAACTCTACTGGCGCGCCGTCCGGCGGGGCGAGGACGACATCTAACGACTCTCCGCCTTTAGCCGCTGTTTTGTTGCTATTGTAGTAGTCGTAAATCTTGAAAATTTTTGCGCCCTCTTTGGCGCCGGGGCATGTTTTAAGAAAACCTACGCCGTTAATTGTTAACAATCCAACTCGGTCGCCGAAAGCGTAAAAATACACAAAATCATTTACAGTATGCAAAAACTGATAATTCCCTGACAACTCCATGCTTACGCCGGTAACTACATACTCAGTTGAAAAATACTTGCCGTTAATTGTCACCATGAGAAAGTCGCTTGGCGTACAATCTTTTCGCGACACTTCTACCGCACCGGTACACGGCGTAAAAACCATCGGCATAAGTCACCTCATGTCACTCGTTGACCGCTGGGCAGACCGCTGCGGCCCATGTGGCCGGTGCCAACGACAGGCACGCCACCGCCGGGAGTGGCCACAGCTTTTTGCGCTGTCGCGTCGAGAATGGCTTCGTGCAGCCCCTCCAACCGCAGAGATCCGTTAAGTGTAATAGACTTGTCGCTTTGATCACCTGCGGCTGACGAACCAGAGTATGCGCCGCCGGCTTGATCCGGGCTCGCCATCGCGGGGTGAATGTTTGCCGAGCCGATGGCGCCGCCGCCGGCGTCCTGCTGCACATTCGATGTCTTAGCTTGTGGTAGCGTTGAACTCGCAGGCAATTCGGCCTCCACGTCGCGATCCACCAGACTCGCGACTAAACGATTTTCCGCCGCATTTTTGGACAGCGTACCCATTAAATCTTTTTGCATCGCTTGTCGCGCGCTAATAAGCCGACGATCTATGGGCGTTGATGCGGCTTTTTCCTTTGGCGAGGCGGCGGCAGCAACTGGTTTTTCTCCGGGTTCAAGTCCGGCTTTCTGCTGCAACGCGGCGTCGTTTTTCTGCGCGATCTTTTCGGCTTCTGTTTTATTTTCGCCTACCGAGACTTCGCGCCACGCCGGGGTAACACCGCCCGACTTATATTCTTCGTAATACTTGTCTCCAATTTGGCCTACCCGCCCCGTGCGATTTTGCGCGTCATCTTTTGCGCGATCCACAGTGTGCATCGCGTCGAAATATTCGCCGTCTGTTGGGCGGTCTATTTGCTTTCCTGCGCGGTCACGGAAAGGACCTGATATTGACGCGTAGCTGCCGTCTTTTTGCGACACAGACTGTGTAAAGTCTCTGGGATCAATATCGTATTTCTGTTCGGGCGGTGTAGCTGCGGCGCCTTCGGCGCCGGTGGCGCTCTGCTGCAACGCGGCGTCGTTTCTGTCTGATACGGCTGTCTTGTCGTCTTCAATTGGGACGCCAGCCGATGCGGCTGCCGCGTCGGCGTTTTGTTGCTTTATTGTCTCTGCGGTCGCTGGGTCTTTGTCGGCCGTTTTTGTTTCCGGCAAAGGTTTGTCGGCCGTCCTGCCCGCAGTGCTCTCCGGGGATGCCGCAGCCGAAGAAGCGGCAGTTTTCTCTTTTTCCGCTACGGCGTCGCGTTGCTTGATAAGCTCTTCGCGGCGCGCTTTATCGGCGTCCGTGATCTTGTCGTACAACCAATGACCTTCTTTTTTATCAATAGCGGCAATTTCCGCGTCGATGGCGTCTTTTGTCGCCGGCATTGGCGACCCCGGCTTTTGTGGCGTCGCTGCTGCGGCTGCTTGGTCAGCGCCGCCGGCTTTCGCGCCGTTAATGTAGACGTTCTGTGCGCTAAGCTCGACTTTGTCGGCTTTTTGCGATATACCCTGCGCCGTCTTTTCGTCTGTCACCTTGTCTAATTGCTGCAGTTCGTCGGCGCGCTGTACAGCCGTCACCACCTCTGCCATTTGTTGTTCATTAGATTTTTTGTCGGCGTCTAGCAACTTGTCTTTTTCAAACTGCTCTTTAGTAATGCCGAGCCTATCTAAAATTGCTTGCGTCCCCTTTTCGCCGTCGGCCGACATAAGCTTATTGAGGGTCTCAGTGTCTGCAGCTAGTTCGCCGGCTTTTCCGCCCAACCCCGCGAACAATCTGCCGACAGCTGACCTAGCATTTTTTTGCGCGTCCTCGTTATCGCCGTGGTATACCCCCCGCTGGACGGCTTCGATGTCTTCTTGTCGGCCGGCGTACGTCACACCGCGTTCGTCTTTGCCTTCGAGTGCGGTGCCGATGGCACGCATGGCTCGACCTTTAAGCTCGTCGACAGTTAAATGTTCCTTACCGGTTTTTGCGTGTAATTGGTTCAAATAATCGGTGTCGGCGTCTTTGGCGAATTGTTCGTTTTCTTTGATTGCGGCACGACGTTCCTCAATCGAAATGTGCGCGCCGGGGTTGCCTGTTAACCGCGTGTACTCAGCCGCAACTTTTTCTTCAGTGTCCAGCGACGCTAATTTCTTGTCGCGATTAGCTTTTAGATCAGCTTCGCTGACGACCACCTCATCTTTGATGCCGCCAAGTTTTTTAAGCGCGTCTGTGTCGCCGTCTTTCGCCAGCTTGTCTATGTATTCGCCGGAGATCTGCACTTTATCTCGCATTGCTGACAATGTGTGCAGGCCTGCGCCCATTTCGCCGGCGTACTTTTGCAGCGTTTCTTGATCGCTGACAAACGGCGCCATTTCTTTCACGAAATTGCCCATGTCAAATTTTTCGCCGCGCTTGCCGATGTCCATAAAGTAATCGGACATCCGGCCCATTGGTGAAGACTCGCTGCCCAGCCCCACAAGTCGCTGGGTGGCCTTGGCGTGCGCGGCCTCCTGCGCCATCCCTCGCATACCCTTGACGTCGCCACCGAGGCCGTATCTTTGATACAGTTCTACAGTGTTTTGACCGTAGATGTGCTCCGACGCTTGACCAACATTACCTATAAGCTCGTCGAGCCTTGTGCGGTCAATGCCGCCCTTACCGTCGCCGAACATCTGCGTGACAACTTTTTGTGCCCTGTCTTTTGCCTGATCAGGCGTCATACCTTGCTGCTCAAAAGACGCGGCTATCTTGTCCGGCATGTGTTTCTCTAAAAACGATATTTGCTGGTCTATCTTCATGCCCGACGAATCGACCACCATCCCGGCTAAAGTATTGCTCAGTTCAATTTGGCGGGCGGCGGCGAGGCCGGAATCTCCGTCCCCGAGTTCTTCGCCAAGCGCCGTGTCGCTGAGCGCGTTTACGACCATGCCGCCAGTGCCCTGTTCTCCGAGGGCCTGTACGATTTCGTGTTTTTGTGTCATGTAGCCCGCACCCGCTACGCCAAATTCGTGCATTGTTCGCGGGTCGTAGACTGCGGAGAAGAACTGATTTGAGTTGCCGCCAGATTCCTGAATAATTGCTTGGGCGGCAGCAAATTTGCCGCGCCCGATTTGCTCAAATACATTGCGTTTAATTTTTCGGCCTGTTTTGTTGCCGAACTCATCTCGCTCGTCAGCTTCATACTCGCCGCCGGATGCTTTATCCGTGTAAGCGCTAACAGCCGCTTCAAGCTCTGTTCCCTTGTACTTTTTAGGGTCAGATTCGTAGATTCGTCGCATGGCCGCCATAGCTTTAGCGTTATCTGAGGCGTCGCCCTGCTGTAACAATGTAATAGAGTCGTTTTGAAACTGTTCTTTAGTCGCGCCGCCCGGGGCCACGTCGAACGCGCCGCGATTCATAGCTGTGCGCGTCATGCCCATAGACGTCGCTACGTTTTGCATAGTGATAGACGGCGCTACACCTAGTCGTTGCCCAAGCGCGCCAGCTTGCAAAGACATTGTCGCTAATTGATTCATGCCGACGCCGGTTTCGCGGGCCAAGCTTTGCATCTGTCGAAGCGTTGTTGACATCTGCGCTGGATTTATAGAGCCCATCGCGCCTTGACTTAGCTGGTCAAGCACGGCGAGCAGTGACGGCATTGGCGCGTTCGGGTTGCCGTTGTCGCCGAAGATGTCGCGTACGGCGGCTACTGAATCTGCGTACTCTTTTAATCGAGACGATGTACGGCTGGCGTCAACGTTGCCAGAAAGCGCGGAGCCACCGGTCATCTGCAGAATTTTTTCAGCCGACTTCGACGTATCGCCACTTGCAGCGGCATCGGCTGCTTTTTTGGTGTCTCGAATCTGATCCCGCAGGCCGCCCGAGACGTCAGTTAAGTTTTTGATTTCAGTTTGCTGCTCTGTAGACGTCATATCCGAGAATCTTTTGCCGCCGGCGCCGACCTCGTTCTTTTCAGAAAGCTGCCGACGGGCCATCGTCTCCGCTAGGCGGTCGAGCGTAGCGTCGTCCAGTTTGGTTTCAGCGATTGCGCCAACCTTGTCTTTGTCGCTCATACTGCCGATGGCTTGCGGAAGCGCGCCGCGCTGAAACAGCGTCTCCATAAGCTGCCCGGCTTGACCAGCTGTTAAGCCCCGCATCTCAGCGGTCGGTTGCTTAAACGCAGCAGTCTCCAGCTGTCCGACCGTAGCCTCGTTTGTGCCCAGCACGCGAGATTCTTTAATGGCGCGATCGAATTTCGTCAACTCTCGGGCTTGCGTGTCTGTATCTGTGGCCGTGCCGCCTTGTACGTATTTTTTATAAAGCTGCTCAACTTTCGTGCCGCCCATATTCGTCAGACGACTTTGGACGTCAGCGTCATCTACTACTCGGCGGTCTTCCATGTTAGCGGCTTTTTGTAGGCGAACTTTAGCCGCGTCGCCCGCTACGCCGCCGGCTCGCGCAGTCTGGCCGAGCTTTTCAGTGTCGCCTTGCGGCTCATATAAATGCGAAAATACGCCCGTCGTCAGGTCTTCCAGTGATTCGGCGTTCATGCGGTCTGCCCCGCCGGGGCCCTGCCGGAAGTACCCAATTCTGTTAACCGAGTTACCCAGACTTTGCACGTCGCCTCGGGAGCCGTGCAGCATCCTTTCGACGTTTTCTGGCCCCATAAACATGCCGGCGATCGTTTTAGTCATCGGGTTGTTTAAAACCTGAGCCATTTGAGAGGCTTGTTCGCGGTTCATGTCTGTCGGCGCGTTAGGAGTTAGGGCGCTGCGCATGCCCAAAAGCCGCGTAGCAACGTCGTCGTTCTGCGCGCCCGACGCAGCTAAATTAAAAGACGCCGTGCGGGTCTGATTCTGATAGTTCCGCATGGCGAACTGGTCCATGAGTGCCTGCCCCGGCATCATGTGGGGCATAAAGTTTCCGGGGCCGGCCATGGCGCCCATTAACGGCCCACCGAACATGGTGATTAATTGGGACAATTCTGGGTTGTTATTAAACGCCATCTGTCCCGGCGAATACGGAGTGGGGTACAAAAACGGATCAGGCATTATTTTTCGTCCCCCTGCTTGTTGGCGCGCCAGACCTTGAACTTCTCAATCATCTTTCGACTTTCGTTGTCTATTTTACTATTTTCATCTTGTTTTTCGATTGCTTTGTCTTCTTCAGTCTTTTGGGGAACATTCCACGGGAAAATGAGTCCTTGCAGGTCTTTCAGAGTATCGCCGGCTTCTTTTTTAACCGTGACGAAGCTGTCCTCGGTCAGTCCTCCGTGCGCTAAATAAGCGCACCAGTGGCGATGCATATGCTCAAGCATATGCTGGTCTTCGCGGCGCTGTATTTCAATTAACAGCAGCCGGTGCTTTATCCGCCACTTATTATCTGTGGGATCGGCTCGGGAGTAGTCAACCGCCCCCGATACTGCAGCCCGCACCATGTAGGCTGCTATTCGATCCCGTTCCAAAAACTTGGGTCAAGCGCCATGGCTTCAAGAGCTTCGACCAAACGCTGAAATTGCCGGAGGTGCGTTCCGACAAGCCGGCGTGTAGCCTCTTGTGCCATGGTTTTATTGATCAAATCAAGCTGCTTAGGTAGCGGCGTCGACAGCGGTTCGTTTGAGTCCGGTGTAAAGGCGAGTTCTTCTAGCGTCGGCACTGTTGCTAGAACTTTACCGTTTTTATCGGTCACTGTTTCCAGCGAGCAGGCAAGGCGGTAGTCCATCATCTGAACAAACCATTCCGCCTCAGTGGCGACCCTGTTTTTTTGCTGGTCTAAAACAAGCTGCCGATAAACAAGTTTATTTTCTTCGGCTAGCAGGCTACGAAATGTGACTACAATTCTACCGCCAAACAGTTCATACTTTTTCTTAAACCGAGTGCCACCAAGAAGCGTGGCTAAAAAGTCTTCTTTATCTTTGTCCGTCGGCGTAACTTCAAACTTTTGTCGCATGTCCCAGCCACATCGCGGGCAGAAAACAACCAACTCGGGGTTGACTGTGTTTGCCGGCGCGTCTTTCTCGGCGACCTTTTCTTCTTTTTTTGCAGCCTCTTCTTCTTTTACCTCTGCCGGTTCTTGCTTTTCAGCTGCGGGTTCTGGCGTGGTTTCTCGGTCATCCACAATTGTTGGCGCGGCTTTTTCTAGACTCTTGTAGACTTCAGCCACATCCGGCGCCATGTTTTTTGTCTGCTCTTCTATTTCAGCTTCGCGCTTTTTCTTTTGACCGAGTTCTCGTGCGTCGCGCAGTAAGGTTTTGACCTGCTTCACCTGATCTTCAGTCATGACGTCCTTGTCGATCAACACCGTGTCTCGATTTGACGGTGGCAGCGTTTCTTTAATTCGGATCATCACTTGCCCAAGATCGGCGGGAATAGCGTCTCCTTCTTTCCAGCCAAATTGACCGAGAGTCGCTTTTGTAAACTCAGACACGTATACGTTTTCCACCAGTTCCATTTTTAACCTCGTTATTAATTCTTTCTCGGGGTAATGACGTAATTTCCGTTAATGACTTTTTCTTGCGGCATTTTGAATTCGGGGTTTTTATAGGGCCCCGCGAGAGCCGGCGCTTTTCCGCGCTCAAGGTCGATATATCCGCCTTTTTGAAACTGCACAATTTTGAAGTCTTGTTCTTTGTACGCCTTCTCATCTTGCAGCCATTGTTTACCGGGGAACGGATATGTTGGCAGCCCGCAGCCGGCTGCCATTACCGGTTTTTCAGTCCACTTATCTGGGATGTCGCCGCCGATGCGCGCCATCTGCTGCCAGCGGTCTTCGTACAACAAAAAGTCAGGAATCTTGTAGTCGTCGTCGGTACGGAACGAGAACTCCATAATCGTCATTACGCGTTTATTACCTGCGCGTTTGTCGGCGTACCACTTGGACGTAAACTGCGCCGCGTGAATTCCGTCGCCGATATTCGGGATTGTGGCGTTAATAAGCTCTACAACTAAATCAATCACTGCGTTTACTTGGCTTTGACAGTCGCCGTCGCACGGGGCGACGAATATAAATCCGCGCGCGGCCACTTCTGTAAAAATGTGGCCTTTTGTCAGTAAGCAACTGCCGCGCGCCAAAATGTTGCCGTCTATAATTACGCTATCGTCAGTGCCTACTGGGCCGCACAGCAGCGTAAAATTTCTAGTAAAAGCGTTAGCTTTATCGGTGTTCCAATTCTCGTCGCCGCCGCCAAAAAAATGAAAAGCCCCGGCGCGAATAAACTGATACAGACTTTTTGACTTAGTTAGTATGTCTTTACGGGATTGCGACGCGTCAATTGTGATGTCGCCGTCTTCAATTTTGCCGCCGCCTGTGCGCAAATAAATTTCTTTAGCCAGCGCTACAACATTTGATTTTGGGGCGCGGGCGACGACGCCGCCAAATTTAATTTTGTCGCCGCACTTTTCAAAATCGTACGTCGTCAACGAACTGCGGCTTTCTAACAGAATCCCGCCCTCTTTGCCGCCATTACCGGCGAGCACCAACACGTTCTTCTCAGCTTTGATGCGGACGTTTTTCTCTGTGGCGGAAATATCTACTGTCTTGTTAGCGCGCGCAATGAAGTCATTGCCGGCCCACGCTTGAACGTCGCGCCCGCCCTTGAGCCACACATCGCCCGGCGCAGAGATAAACACACAGCCGCCTGTCATTTTAATTTCGCCGCCATACCCGTCACCAATGCAGATGCCGCCGTCTTCGAGTAACGAAATGTAACTCTCCGACTCGTAAAACTTCTGCGGTTTTTTATCGTAACGGTGATCAATTTTGAAAATTTTTGGCTCTTCTTCCTTTAAGTACATCTTGGAGGACATCAGCTGCGAAAACTTGGGGATCTTCTGATTGACGTCGGCGTATTTGAGTTCTTGCTGCTCCCACGTCTTGTAGTCTTTAGTGTGCCAGTAAAACGCATGCAAGCCGGAATAGTTGTATAAATAGCCGTGCATATCGAGAACGGCGGTGGCGCGCTGCAGGTTCGGATACTGCTCGTCAGTCGTGATAATTGTGCCGGTGATTTCGTGCTCATCGCCCTCGCCGTACTTGCTGGCGGCCTTGTAGTTCTTCTCGGCTTCGTCGCCGTTTTTCCAGTCTTCTGGCCGCTTTTCTCGCTGCGGAAAAGGAAGAAGAACGCGCTTGGCGATATGTATGCCTTTTGCGGACGCCATGAAAATACGGCCGTCTAGCGCTTTGTTTACCTCGTTTAAACCAAAAACCGGTTCAGGCGTGTGGTCTGTATCTTTATCCGGGCCGCCCTCGCAGCCGTCTTTCGCGCCTTTAGACGACTCAATTTGCGAGTCGTACGGCGTTGACTTTCCGCCCGGCTCGCCTTTGTACGTCCAGCGCTCCTTGCCGGGCGGAGGTGCGTGCACAATAGACCGATGACCCTGCCCCAAGTAGCCTTGAAAAACCTGTGTGCGATGATAGGGCTGCGCAAATTCGTGCTTGTTTTCCCAGCGCGAGTAAAACGGCTTTTCCTTAAAGCAGTGATAACATCCCGGTTCGTATTCTTCGATAACGGGCGGGCCGGGAATAAGTACGCCCATTCCTTCCCACGGGTACGGCGTGTAACCTTGCGAGTCGTTACACTCTGCCTGATCCATGTACGAGTCGCGTTCGCTGCCTGCAGTCCAAACTTGCATGTTGTAGCCAGCAATACGCAACATGTTGTCGTGATAAAAACCGGACACGCCGCAAAATTCATTAATGGCGGTCTGCATCATAAAATCATCAACAGTGATCCTAGCGCCGGTCGATGTAATAGCGCCCCACTCACCCGCTAGCGTTGCGTCGAACGGCCGCCAATTGCTGTAGTCGGCCATGCCTGAGCTTTTTTCTTGCTTGATGTGTTTTTTGTGTGCGTCATCGACCCTGTTTCTAGACGCTTGCGATATGTAATCCTGCATGCCCCGCGCTCCGCACTCAATCGTGTGCGGAACGGAGCCGACGATAAAAGCTTTGTTATCTTTATCTTGCACCATCACAATTACACGCGTGCCGGGCACGTAAGTGTTAATTTCGGTGGCGCCGAATGCAGAAGAACTGCCGTGTGTAACAGCAGTTGCCAGAACAGGGTTGTGCCCGTGATCTGGGTGCACAATGTACATGTTGGCAATTGCGGTGCCGTCTTTTATGATGCCCGTGAGCATCCGCCCGGTGTCCATAAAACCGGTTTTAAACCCCACCTGATTACTGTAGGGGTCGGCCGCGGGGTGAAGATGCGCCCCGTAAGCGGCTGTTGAGCCGCGCCCAGCATACTGCGTGTAATTTTGCAGTCGGCGCGTAGCTAGAGTTGGGTCGTTGTAGTATTGATTCGATGTAGACGGATTTGTACTAACCGACCTACTCGGCTGCTTATCGCTCATGTTGTCCACCAAACGGTGTTGTTACGGGCTAAAAGCCCCGAGCCCGAAGGCCCATATACCTTAAACGGCGGCTGCGGAAACCGCAACCGCCGTTTTTCGGTATAGACAGTATTAAGTAACTAACTCACTCGTATTCGAGGTCGACGAACATGAATCCCATGCTCTCCGTGACCACAATGTCCTGAGCCGTTACCGATGCGCCGAGCGAGTTTAACGTCGCCGAAAGCATCTTGTAGTTCATTTCGCCCTTGGTTCCACCGCAAGACGACGCACCAACCTTCATATTGATGTCGTTTTGATCGGCTTTGCAAATGTCGCCAAACTGCTGAATCATGTTCTTGAACGTTGCAGAACCGCCCACGACGCGACTGAACTGCGCGGTCCCACGACGACGATCGCCGACGTAGTAAACCTTCGGTGAACCGATCTCGTAGATCATGTTCACAGTTCGTTCGCACGTGAGTTGAGCCTGCTGAACCAACGCCCCATCCGCGCCGCCCGCGGCACCCGGAAATTCGAGTGTCACGTCTTCCGCGCGAATAACGCCGTTAAGTTTCTGGGACGTACCCTGAAAGACCGATGGCATAGTGTTAACTCCTTAGAATTCTAATGTCTGTCAAACGACCAAGTGCAGTTCGATGTTGTTGAGCGGCGCCGGAACAACAAGGTCGAGCACGATTTCAATACGATCCCGTAACAGCGGGTGTACTTGAAGCTTACGAACCTCGCCCGAGATTAACTGCGAGCCGAGTTCTTCTGTGTAACCGTTGTTAGACAAGAACTTGATAATCGTCTCCACTTCGAACTTCAGGCGACGCAGCATACCCGGCTGAACGTTGGTGCGGCCGATGAACGGGCGCAGGCGTCGCAGGAACAGGTACGACATCGAGTCCACATTGCGGCGGATCATCTCTTCCCGGCGGTTCAGGTCGAGGTTGTCCGTCGTCAGGGCGTGGCGGGTGTGCGGTGTGCCGTCGCGGTCTTCCGTGACGATCCACACGCCGGCTTCTGCCATGCGGTTCAATTGCGTCTCATTGAAATACTTGTAGGACCGCGTGAAGTCGTCGAAACCGGCAACTTCAACGTTCGTCAGCGGCTGGTGAGGCACCACACCGGAGACAAGACCCGCAAGCGCAGACGCAAGATAGTAACCCGGCTGCGTGATGCCCGCTTCGCCGATCTGATCGGGCCACACCGCGCACACGCGACGGTTCGAAAGCGAACCGGCTTGCTGCGCGAGGTCTTCCGCGATCTCGTTACGGTTGCGGTTATGCCAGATTTCAAACCGTTGCGGAACTGTCACGACCGCGTCGGCGCCCGTGTACAGAAGCAGCGAGTTCTCGGACAGCACCTGATCAACAACGTACTCCTCGTACTGCTCCTCGCCGAACTGATCGACGGAGAAGTTGTAACGAACGATATCGCCGGGGCGCACGTCGTTCGTGATGAAGTAACCACTGGCGAAGTTCGTACCAGTCGGCACCTGCAGCAGAGTGAACTGGCTGCCCGTGGCGTTAGGGTCGTCCTTCAACGTGGCCAGCATCTCGTCTTCCATGACGTTGCCAAGCACGCCGCCGATCAGGGCATTTTGACCGACAACAAGCTGCTTCGGCTCGGCCTTGAGCGAGAAGAAACCTGCCTTCCAGTTGTTAGCGATCTCGTTCGACTCGCCGCCGATGTGCGCAGCCCAGAGGTTCTGCACAAGCCGGTCGTAAGTCAGCGGGATCAGGTTATACATGTCGTCGCGACCCTTGATACGCTCAAGGACCTGCACCCAGCTATCGAGGTCGGGGCCAGTGACGCGGTAGTTCTCCGGGTGATACTCAACCGGGTGAGCCACAGCGGTGTACTTCACGACCGTACCGTTGCTGTTCGAGAGGGCCTTGTAGACGCCCCATTTCAGCGGGTTATCGGGGTGAAGCTGACCGGCGATATCGTCGAGGTCGGCCACGTCGCTGATCGAGTTAACCTCGTCAGCCAGTTCGGCCAAGAACTCGCGATACTCCGAGTAAACCTTGCCCTTCTCGATGGGCAGCGGCTGCTCAGCGCCGGCCGAAGTCCACTCGGGGTGGTAAGCCGTGATGCCCTCTTGGATGCAGACCTGCGTATCCTCGAACCAGAAGTTCGTAAGCTGGTTCGCTTCGGGCCTAACGCGCGAGATTTCAATGTTGTCTTTGATGAACAACTTGAGGTCGAGCGGAACGTAACGTTCCGTGTTGGCCGCATCGTCGCGCTGAAAATTAATCGGCGTAGTTCCGACGAGCACTGAGCCGGAGTTGGTCAGAACCCAACCCGAGGCTGCATATGTGTCACCAGCAGTTACGCCGTAGTAAATGTTTTTAACAAGCTCTTGCGTGGTGTCGGAGTCCGCGGCGCGAGTCCACGCACCCACAACAGCCGGTGTGCCGGCTGCAACGGGAACAACGTAAACACCGTTCTGTGTTTTATCAGTCTGATTGACACAGAGCACGCGGTTACCAGAGACAAGCGTCACGCCGTCGATGGTCTGAAGACCGGACAGTGTGGTTTGCTCGTCAGCAACAACGCGAACAGGCGTCTTCACCGTCGCAGCGCGGACGTAGGTGTCACGCATCTCAGACGGCAGGTCATCACGGAGGATGAGCTTACGGACCGGACCAGCCTTGCTGGACACCACCGCCACGTAGAACTTATCGCCCTTACGGAGCTTGGCGTCGATGAACGCCTGCGCCGCCGCGCCGGTGCCGCCACCGCCAGTGAACGTCACGGACGGCGGATTGAAGTAACCGCTACCAGCGTTCGTGACGGTGATGCTGTTTACCGAGCTACCGCTGAGCGTGCAGGTCGCCGTAGCTTGAACGCCGGTCGGATCGTCGGGAGCACTGAGCACGACAGTCGGGGGAGCCGAGTAAGTACTGCCGCCGTTGTCGAGGTCGATCGACTCGACCTTGCCCGGAGCCTTGATAACAACCTTCACGCCGTTCGTGCCGATACCGACCTCACCGCCGTTCTCGACCACTTCAGTCGGACCGGAGAAGTCGAGGCCCTTCACCGTGCGGACAGTGATCTCGGGGAAGCCGACGAGGTCGCCGTCCTCCACCCCATCAAACGTACCGCCCTTGGTGACTTCGACGATGTAAACGTCGTTCTTGGCGCCGTTGTAAGCACCGGCAATGTCGCCGTCGGGCTGAACTTCAAACAGGCCGTCAGCGGCCGAGTCGACTTCCGTGGCGTTGAACTCTTGACGAACGTTGACAACCCACTTCTGGCCGGTCACAAAGTTGTCATAAACAACCTCGTTGGCGGCAGCAGACTCAAGGCAGCCTTCAACGTCGGTGATGTTAAATTTTACTTTCAGGCCACGCGTGCCGATGTTCGTCCACTCGTTGAAATCAGCCGGTTGAACTTCTTCGACATTGTCGCGGCTCGACGCCGAGCGAACACGCAGACGAGCCGCGTTGCAGCCCGAAATCGTGCTCTTGATGACTTGGATCGTGTACTCTTCTTCAATGTCGCCGCTTTGGATGCCGCTGTAGTCGGAACCGTCTACTTCGATCATTTTGACGCAGTTAACCTTACCGGCAACCTGCAAGTAGTTATTTTCATCATCCGGCTCATCGACGAAGTAAGTCGTGTTGGGCGCGTTGTCGTCGTCAGCCTCAGCCGGCTTGATCAGCGACGGCACGAGGTCCGATGCGAAACCAACTACTTCCGTCCACAGTTCGACTTCGAGGCAATCACCTTCTTGGTCGACAACGGTGCGCAGGTAAACTACGTCGCCGGCTTTTACGTCGCGGTCGAGGAAGTCGCTGCTGCGGGGATAAGCAGATGTGTTGGACTTGAAGGAAAGGTCGTCCGACTGAATCCAGTTAAATTTGCCCTCCACCGTAGTGATGCGGGTGTAAGTGCTCTGGAGGTCGTGCTCAAAATACTTGAGCAGCGCGTCGTCCATGTAAACCTTCGCGTAGGCGAGGTCGACGATCGAGCCCGGCTTCCGCTGCGGCCAGCCGTAGCACACGTCGTTAAGACGGTCATACTGACCGAGAAGAATCGTCTTCTTCTCGTCGCGGTCGCTATAGCGGTGAAGAATGGCGTGCGGGCCGGCGATGTGGGCGCGAAGCGGTTCCGTGATCTCCGTGGGAACGATACGGAACTCTTGGAAGACTAAGACTTGTGGTTTTACGTAACTAGACATACGAAGGCCTCCGTGCCTCAGTTATTTGTGTGCGTGTCCGTGCATAGCGAGTAGTATACACAACAACTCGTGCAACAAAAAAACACCTTGTTAAATTAACCGGACAACAAATCTGATGCCTTGAAGACAATCCGCTTGAGGCGCGGCGCGAGGGGCTGAAGCGACCAAGCTTCTTCGGCCACATACGCTACAGTGACTGGGACGGCATAGCCCTGAGTCACTTCTTGCACTTCTCCAACACCGCCGACCTCTGAGACGTAGAACTTAAAAAAGTTCATCTGCTCTCGAATCAGCGGCGAGAAAAGTATTAAAAACTTAACAACCTCCGTTGCTAAAAATTCGGTTTCGGCGCCGTTTTGGGACAGACAAAATAAAGTGTGGCTGCCGTCCCAAAACCCCGAGTAACTTACCTCACCAGTATAGTAGTTTGTTTCAGCCCTGTCACCAACTACTTTAGAATTCCACTTCCAACCATTTCTTTTAATTAGAACGGCCGGTCGTTTGTCGGCTGTGTTGGGCGCCCATCTAGTAATACTTTCTATCAAAATGCCGCCCGGATTCAAACCACTATCCGGTTCTTTCCAACCGCCAATTTCTTTAATGTGTCGGCGGACTTTGGGGTCTTCGATGTTTTGTGGGTCGGAGAAATGGCCGATGAGTAATTGGCGCAAGAAACCGGTCATTACATGCGGCCGCATGCCATAAGAGCAAAGAGCGCTTACCTTTTCGACGCGGTTCTCTGCCGCCGTGCCGGCAGGAAATTCGCCCTCTAGGTGATCGTCTTGGCTTTCATTGTTAGTTTGCGGGCAGTCAGCCATTGGTGTCGTCCTTTGTTTCAGGCCAGAATTTTAACTTTTCTGTTGTCTTTTGCTCGGCTTTGTTGCGCAGAGTGACTGTTGGCCGCATTTTAATTTTTTGCCCGTACAGTGATATCTTTTTACCCAACATAGCTTGTCGTTTCATATTTTCCAGAAATCCTCGTCGGGGTCGATTTGCGGCTGTACCGTATACACCACACCGCTTTCTGGCGTAGACACAAAATTGTCATCCTCTGTTTTAAGGAACGATGGATCGCCGTCTTCGTTGGTCTCACCGAGCGGGAACTGCGGCACATAGGTCGGAACCAGTAACTCCGGCGGAATGGTGACAGTGACGTTTTTTGTGTCGGGACCGTATTCTCCTGGCTTTTCGAATAAAACAACGTAGTCTCCGGCGTCTAATCGGACAGACCGAGTCCAACGACCGTTGACGCGTGTCGTCGTTTTCGCGAGCGCCAGCGTTCTGTTTACATTTAACCCTCCGGCGTCAAAAACGACTTTTCTAAATACGTATACGTCTGCCCCGACGACACCGCACCCGCCGGCTAAAGTGTAAGCCAGTTCATCTTGGCCGCCGTAATCGTGATCTACGGGAATTGCGCCGCACCCCAGCATTGGAAGAGCGGGTCCCGTTCGGGTCGACGGCTCTCCGCCAATTTCAACAGCATAGATGGTGTTACTAAATGGAATTAATCCCATGCGCACTTGATAGACAATCGGCACGCCGCGTAAAGCCGCCGCTACTTGAATGGTTTCGACTACCCAGCGTTCGTCTGAGGAACCGTTAACCCAGATGTCGTCTTTATTGAGCCCGGGAAAACCGATTACGCGCGCGTCTACATACGGGTTCTCGCGCGTGGTGCCCTTCGGCTCGCCGACGTCGCTCTGCTCGTTCTGCGGCGACAAGTCCCAGCACTGCATCGCCTGCGCGGGGTGGTAGCCGACTTCAAAGCCGGTGCCATTGCAGACCGGGCAATTGGCGTCTGTTACTTCGCTCGACAACTCATCTCGGCACCTCGGGCACGGCACCCCATAACGCATTGGTTTAATAAGGTAGCCGGGAATAGACACCAGTTTATGGCGCAGTTCTTCTTTCCGGATAATCTCGCGCGCTAACGTCCAATCTCGCGTTGTTAACTCGCCGAAGACGTTGGCGGCCTGAGATACGTATACATTTTGCGGAGTTGTTAATTTGACGCGATAATGCGTCATTAACGTATAGCCCGCTTCGCGCCACGCCGAGTCGTAAGCGAAATAACCGTTTGTAACTGGCGCGCCTACGTCTACCCAGTCAGTAGCGTCGCGCAGCCCGGTCCGGCCGAACTGTAGTTGAAATACGTACGGTCCCGGTTCTTTAAACAGTTTCTCTAACTGCCACCAGACGCGGGAAACGCCGCGTACCATGTGGTCTACAGATACACGGCGAAACGGGAAAATGCGTGCTTGGCTCATAGGCTGATTATACCTCGACCGCTGATAGCTAAAAAAAGGGCCCGGGGGAGAGTCGCGATGCTCTCCCCCGGGCCGTCCCCCAAAGTAACCCGTTCACACCGGGTTCACACTACTTCGGGCTCGTTGTTCACCGGCCATGACGGTAACACCACTATATCAACCCAAGGGTTGAAAGGGGGTACAACGAGAAAACGTGTTCGCAAAAGGTTGGCTGTGCGAACGTGACGTATATTGAAGCGGCACCCAGATTTACGGCCTGCGAACTCACCAACCGGAGTTTCGCCAACCTACGATCCGGGAAACACAGTGCATTACTAGTCGCCACCATATCGGCGTTTCGGTTGCCCGACGTCCCGACTCGGTACGACGTTCGTGCTAAGGGTGCTGTTACCAATCGCCCCGAAGTTGCCTACATCGACGAGATATAGACTTTTTGTCCACGGGCTTCACTTACGAAAGCCTGTATTCCGTTCGGACCTTTCAATTATTGCCCCCAAAAACGCCGACGGAACAAGCGACGTTTCTGGGAGCGTTATCGGCCAGTATTAAGGAAACGGCATCATTGCCTCCTTTCAGGCGCCACTTCATCGCATCTTCAAGGCCATGTCAAAGCCTGCGAGCATCCGCGGCTGGTCTACGCAACCAACCACCATGCTCAACTTTTCGCGCGCTTCCGGCCGCCAATCCGGAAGCACACGCGCTGAAGCCGGCTCGGTCCACCCTCTTTTGCCGCCATTACTGGTAGCCAAGTTGTGTAGCCAAAGCACGCGGGTTACTGACTTCAGCATCGCGATCGACCCGTACTCGTCGACCGCATCGTGATCGCCCAGGAAGACAGCGACACGAACCCTGTAACTACTCTGTCCGCTACAAACCTCGCGAAACAGCCGTCTGGCGTCTTGCGGATTTGTCGCGGCCGGCTTCCCGTTAAACCACGGAATGTACTCCTCAGTGGAGTCCACGCCGCCGTTAAAGTGCGGGAGCACCAGCACGTCGGAGCCCGAAACTCCGGCGTAACCTGCCGCGTTGGCGAGGTCGCAAGCCACTTGGGCCTGCTCTGCGCAACTCGGCGAGATGTCGGGAAGAAACAAAACCACCGGGCGGCCGGCGACCGTATCTTCCTTGAGCGCGTTGGGCAGCGGACGGTGGACCACCATACGCTTAACCAACTTCGTGGCACTCAAAACAGGAACAGGACCGAAGGTTTCACCCACGGTTCCGCCCTGCTCGACTAGCCGATTAATCAGTTCGGCCATCTGATTCCGCAGCTTTTGCGACACACGTTGCAGGCGACCTAAGCCGCGAGAAACTTGCTGTCGTGCGGAAAGAGACACACCCGACGCTTCGGCTTTCGCGTTAAACGAAACCTGTTTTCGGGCGCGTCTCACTTTACGCTGCGCTATCTGAACCGCCGCAGTTGACGACGGCTTCTTGCCGGCGCCGTCCGCAGCCTTTACAGCCTCGCGCAATTCCGCCTTTGCGGCGTTAAGCGCTTGCTGCTCTGGCGTCGGCTGCGGTTCCGCAACAGTGGCTTTTTGGGCCGGCTGCGTTTGACCAGAGCCAGCACCGGAACCAGAACCAGACGCAGGACCGGTCGTCTGCGTTTGGTCACCAGAATCCTGCTGCTGTCCCGGTTGCTGCTGCTGTTGACCCTGCTGCTGTTGACCCTGCTGCTGCGCATCATCGCCGTCAGCTTTCTGCCCAGCCGCCGACCCCTTTTCGGCGGCGAGGATGTCGCGCAGTTCGGCGTTCGGGCCGTACTGCCGAACCCACCTATCCACGCGCTGTCGAACATTGGAAACAGACTCGCCGGCTCGCCGACAATCGCGGCACTTGCACGAGTTTAACAGGCCTCCCGTGCCGGCGACCGAAGCCCGACGCCAGTTTGGGTTTCCCGACACATGCGCCGCCAGGTCGCCGAGAACTCCCAGATCACGACCGATATGTTCACTGCCGCGAGCGGCGGCACTGAACATCTTCTGCAGTTGCCGCAACGTCAACGGCATTGCCAACTCCTTTCTTGTGGCGTTAATGAAAGGGGGCCCGACTCTCGCCACAGAGTCGGGCCCCCGTTAACTCAACGGCGTTTGAACTCGCCGAAGAGGACAGAGCCGGGGCCACGGACCTCGCGGTCGATGGCCTGCCGGTCCTTCGCGGCCTTCACAAGGAAGGCGTCGATCAGTGCGTCGGTGTCCTCCGCCGACGCAACCAAGTCTCGCGCTTTCAGGAGTTCACGCAACTCCTGCAAGCTCGGCTTGGACTCGCCCTTGGCGCGAATGGCGTTGGCCATGCGCACCACCAACCGACATGCCGGCGCCGAGGCGCCAGTGTTCTTACGGAGCACGTCGCACTCGACGTTCTCCGGCAAGAACTCCATCGTGACACGGAAGCAGCGGCGCTTCACGGCTTCCGGAATATCACCCTCTTCGTTCGCCGTGAGGACGACGAACATCCGCTTGAGGTCGGCCTGATGCATGTGATGGCGCGCATCAGGAACCCGGCCGTTCTGGAGAAAGTCCAGAATGAGCGGATAGAATCGACTGCCTGCCTTCTCCACCTCGTCGATTGTTACAACGACGTCGTGGTGCTTCGTGGCCTTTACAGCCCGAAGAAGCTGGCCGTCCATGTAAGCCTCGTCGGCGTGGCTGACGCCAACGGCGACCTTGCCGACGTCGACGCCCTGATTGACCTCCTCATTGGTCAACCACGGGTGGCAGGGGATGAAATAATGCATCGCCTCCCTGCCGCGGGCGAAGCAATCGGCGAAGAACGTCTTGCCGGTGCCGGGAGAACCGACCAGCAAGACCGCCCGCATCGTCGTCGTGATTGACGCCAGCCACTTCGCGGCCAACGTTTCGCCGCGGCGGGCATGGTAACCGGGGAGCAGCGTTTCAACAGACATGCCAGACTCCTGTGCAGGAATAGAAAAACCGGACACAGTAAATATGCCGCGATTTGGCTATTTATTTAGCCGAACGCCGATAGCTAAAAAAACGTCATCCAGCCGAAGCTGGAGTGACGTTTCCAAAACGATTAAACGTTTTGCGGCAGGGCTTAGTTCACGCTGGGCTGCCACTTGTGCAGCTTGCCAGTGGTCGGCTGAGTCTCGGGGGCCTGCTTCTTCTGCGCAGCGAAGGCTTTCACCTTTGCCTTGGCGGCCTCAGCAGCGGCCTCCTCCTCGGCGCGCTCCTTCTCGATCTTCAACCCCTCCTCGAACATCTGCTCGGCGATGTAGTCGAAGTCGATGGAGTGCATGAACCCCTTGGCCATGCTCTCGACGAAGTTCATCGAGGTGGACATTTCCACGGCCGCCTTCTTCTGCTCCTCGTCGCCCTCGTTGGCGATCTGCATGAGGGCGACAATCTCGTTGAGCACGGTCGCGATGGAGTTGCCGACGACGCTCACGACCCAGATGGTCAGTGCCTTGCAGGCGGCCGCCCTGTGCTCGTCGTCCCACTCCGAAAGCCCCAGCTGCTTGAGCGCTTTCCTGTTCGCCGAGTAGGGGTGGGCGTCGAACGGTAGCTCCGAGGCTTTGCGCCGGAAGTTCTCCAGTACGTTCTGAGTCGCTTCGTTAACTTCCTTCATGACTGCTGCTCCTAGCCACAAAACGGCCGCCACGAACAAACGAGTCGTGGGGCAGCGCCGATAAGTAAACGGCACTACCTAATATGCCCGTTTTTGCCGCTAGATTTAGGGTGCGACAAAACCTAGGTCGAAAAAATTAAGTACCTAGGTTTTGTCGCACCGTCGCAATTCGCGAATTGCGAAAGTGCCTGCCAGTAAAGGACTTACGACAAAAAAGATATTCCATTTGCCGTAAGTTCTGTGTTCTCAGGCACTTACGTCAAATTTTCCATTTTCCAGAACGAGACGCTATCAGTACCGCAGCCGAATGGCGTCGGTGTAGGCACTGTACTTGTAGTTAGACGTAACCTCGCCGTAGCAGCTTTCGAGGTTTATGCTGGCCTTAGTAGCGCGCACCCACTCTCGATAAGCTTGCCACCGCGCTTGGCCGGCCCGCTCGTAGCTGCCTTCTTTGTTCTGGTCGTCTACGGCAATTCCCCCTGCTTGATATGAAAGCTGATTGCGGCGGAACTGCTCAGCTACCATGAGAAACAGATTGGCGCAGATACCTTCCAGCCAATGATATCTAAACGGGAAGTTCTGGGTGTTGTAATTGCGGCCCAGTGGCGGCGGCACTTCATTCCAGTACATAACAGGGCGCGCGATGGCTAAGGCAATCTCCGCGTCGTCGAACATCAAGTTTTCAAGCAAATAGCTTTCGCCCGGTGCGGAATCACGGAGATGGAGCCGGATTTCAGCGATACTGGGCGGGCCACCGTTTCGGCCGTCGTTGCCCAGCGTGCCGCGATTAATGATCAGGTAGAACGTGTTCGAAAAAATGATGCACGGTTGCTCGGCTTCTTCGGCCGGCACGTTGATCAGGGCCATCTCAGCGTAATATATGCCGGGGATACCCACCATCTGTTTTGTCAGCGCGACATGTACGCGACCTTCTGTGGGGCCTGTGACCGTCGCATTGACCTGCTGGACGGGTTTGGCGTTCCCCAGCGATATCTGCTCTTTGATACGCAGAACGACTTTATAGGGCAACTCATCGCACGCAGACATGTTTACAGGCACGCCGTCACGGTCGACCATTTGCCAGTCAATCGTCGCGCACTGACCCTGCCCGATCGAGATGGCCTTCATCCGGCCCAGCAGGGGCTGACCGTTCTGCTCTGAAATAGGGGCTGTAATAACGTTCTGGCCAGCGCACGCTACCGGGGTCAGAACCTGCGCTGTGTTACGGTTATCGCAGCAGGGGACGAGTGGATGAGACGTCGGGGTCGCAATGACAGCCATGTGTATGCTCCGTTTTCATCAGTATACAAACAAAAAGGGCTGACCGATAAACGGCCAGCCCTTTTCGCATTTCAGAAAATCAAAGTTGGATCACGTGGGGCCAGTAGCACCCGTGGCACCAGCAGGACCTGTTGCACCGCCGGGGCCCGTGGCGCCCGTAGCGCCGGCACTGACGGCAAAACCGCCACCGCCCGCACCCTGCCACGACGGATTCGACGTGCCGACTTGGCTCGACGAATTCATCGCCAGTTCCTTGGTGACGTTGCCAGTCTCACTGAGCAGGTACACCGAAGGCGACTTCACGATGTCGAGGAGGTTGTTGGTCAGGGCGCGCTCAAGCGCCTTGAACTTACGCTGGCTGCGTTGAGCGCCCAGCTTGGTCACAAGGTCGCCGGGAACGGTGTACGTGGCGTTGTTAGCCAGCGTCTTACCGTGGTCCCCGAGAAACCCAAACGCCATGGTTTTACCCGAGACGTTTTTTACAGTTGTATAAAGGTCAGAAGAAGTTGTGGGCATTGTTCACTCCATTACTCTGCGGATTGCATGGCCGCAGATGCAGCGGCTTGCAGTGTCAGTACAGCATTCGCAATTTCAGGTTGGTCGGCGGCGAGAGCAGCGACCTCGCGAAAGGTCGCCTGCTTCTCGGCCTGCCCGCCCATGCCCGACGCAGCCAGCACCGCATCAAGCTGCTGATTTACAGCAGCCAGACCATTGTGCCGCGCCGCAGCGGTTTTTTCCTGCTCGGCCGTATAGAGCACATGGAGCTTTTGAGCAGCGGCCCACATTTCTGCGGCTTCGCCCTCGGTCGCAGGCGCAATGCCAGCGGACGCGAGCTTTTCGAAGAAATAGGGGGCAGCCAGTTGCGCCACAACCGTGGCGTAAGCTTGCTCTGCCGCTTCCTTGATAGTATCAGCCATTTTTAGTGCTCCTTGTTATTTATACGGCTCAGACAAACGTTACCTTGGCCAGACCGTTCGTGTGACCGAACGAGCCGCCCTGCGTGTTGTACGCAAAGTACTCAAGCATGTAAGCTTCACGACGGATATACATCGTGGTGGGCTCAAGCTCGTAGTTCTTGCCGATAAACTTCGGCGAGGCGAACATGTACATCACATCGTTCGGGACGAGATTGCGCTTGATCGATACGATCCAGCGGCAGTTGAGGAAGTTGGTCTCCGCCCAACCGTTCTTGATGATGTCCTGCGAGAAGTCACCACCCATCTCGTCGCGGCCAAACTTGAGGAGCTCCTTAATCGTGATGTTATTCACGAGGCAGGTCTCCACTTCGAAGTGGCTCGGAGTCGAGGGCATAACCTTCAGGGCGTCAACAATCGTCTCGCGGGTGATACCGCCCGAGATCGTGACGTTCTGAGGAACGCCCGAGAGCGGGTTGTTAGTATCGACCGTGCCGACGGCGGCGTCCATCGCGGTGATGAACTTGGAGTCTTCCTCAGCCAGCATGTCCTTGATCATGTTGTCGGACAGAACCTGACGGATGTCGATGACATACGTGCGCAGTTCGTCGACGTCCTTCACAGCGCGGGGCGACACGATCCGGTCAAACATGACGCGGTAGCGCGGGCCACGGATGTAGAAGTTGATCGGGAGCGTCGCAAACGGGAGCGACACAGCTGCCGGGGAATCCGGCTCCTTGTCGACCACCTTCACCGGCTTGTCCGTGTCAACCTGACGATCAAGTTCGTCGTTGGTGATGGTCAGCGGCGGGATGATACGACGGTAGAAGCCGTCTTCACGCATCTTGGTGCGCGTGAAGTCGTTAACCGCATCAATGGCCTGCTTCTGCATGCCGGGTGTATCAAGCTGCTCAAACAGCGTTTCGTTGAGCAGTTGGATTTCTTGCTGAGTGGGCATTTTAAAGACCTCCATGTCTTTTGTTAGGGATTAGTTCACGGTGTCCAGTTGGTCGCGCCCGGAAGCCAGACGCACCAGAACGAAAGGGCTTGAATACCATTGTGGTTCGTTGTGGCACCACTGGAAACCACGCCCACAACCGGGTCTACGTACTGCACGACGCCGTCGTTGGTCAGCAAGCCGTCACCGACAGCCGGAGTGGCCGTACGTGTGGCGGTGAGCAGATCGCCCGGCTCGTAGTCTTCACCGTCGTCGAACTCCGTGGTGGAGATTTCGTAGCCGCCGGTCGCTACAAGGCCGGACAACTTGCCAGTCGGGGCGACGGCGAGGTGCATAAACTTTCCGCCGGCAGTCGTGCCGGGGTTAGCGACGTCAGCGTCGGTGCTGCCGTTAAGCAGGAAGATCGCCACGTTCGTCTTGTGGACGCCCGGAACGAAATCACCGCTGGCGTCCACGTGAACTACGCGACCGCGCTTCACGTCAAAGGTAATGCTGGGCGACAGCTTGGCGCTGTAGTCGAGCGACGCCATATCGAACCAGCCCTTTTTGACGTCAAGGCCGTGTTCAAACATCAGATCAGGAGCGTTAGCCATTTTTAGACCTCCGTGTCTAAGAGAATTATGTTTTTAAATCAGGCAGTGGGCGGATTGAGACCAAGGCCGGTGAACAACTTCACGTCGGAAGCCTTGAGGCGACCATCGCGGGCACCCACATACCCGCTCGTCAAACTTGTCGAAGGATCGTAACCAGCGGTCTTTTGCTGACCCACCGGCGTACCAAGGCGCGCCATTTCAGCGGCGTTCTTGTGCGACGCCAACTTGACCACCAGTTCCATTGTGCGAACCGGGTCGTGCAGTGCCGCCTCAAGCGCTTCCTTCTGATGCGATTCAACACGCTCGTGTTCAACGCAAGCCTTAACGGCAGCGGGAATGAGCGCGGCAAGCTTTTCAGCCTGCGCTTCTTGCGTCTTCATCACGGCTGCAGCCTTAGTCAGCGCAGCATCGGAAAAACCGATGTAGTCGATGACTTTCTGCACAAGCGTGTTTGTCTTATTCGCGGGCATTATTAAACCTCCGTAGTTTAGCGGTTAACGAGTTCGAGAACGTGCTGCTTCATGGTATCGCGGAGTTCGCGCGAACGCTTTGTGCGCGCTTCCTTCACCTGAAACCTGCCGGCACGCTTAAAGTTCACAACAGCGCGACCGATCGCCTGCAGATCGCGAGCGGCGGCCATCTTGGGCTCTTCCATCGGCATAGCGCCGGCCGCAGCAGCCGGATCGGCGCCACCTGCGCCGCCCATACCGCCGCCTTCAGAGAGAGCTTGCAGCAGCGCTTCCGGCGGGATGCCAAGCTCTTCAAGCGCCATGGCCAGTTCTTGAACAGCTTCGTCTTCGCTCGGCGCGCCTTCCATCGGCATCTCTTCGCCGCCGCCACCACCCATCATGGCTTCCATACCGGCGGGAGCCGCCGGGGCGTCGCTGGCGCCCGAGGCCGCGTCGGCGGGGACAGAGTGATCCTCGCCCTCCTCCGACTCGTCCGCTACGTCAGTGCCAGCCTGCTTGGCAGTCATAAAACCGATAAGCAGGTCAGCCATCTCGTCAGCTTCGCGGAGCGTATTAGCGCACACCTCGCGAACAGCTGCTTCAGCGGCGGTCTTCTCGATGCCGAGATTCTTGGCAAGTTCATAACCGGCCTTGAAGGCGGCTTCCTTGCTCTCTGTCTTTTTCTTCTTGCCGCCGCGGAGCGCAGCGAGATCAGAGCCTTCGATCTTGCCGTTATTGTTAACGTCAAGCTTGTGCTGCCCGCCAACTAATTGACTGGCAGCCTTTTTGTCATCGCAGCTGCTGTCGTGCTCTTCTTTGTCGTCGTCATCGTCGTCATCGTCGTCATCGTCGTCATGACTTTCGGACGACTCTTCCTTTTTTCCAAGCGCCTCGGCAAGCGCGGCCGGCATTTCAGCCTGCTTCAGGTTCGCGGTGCCGAAGTTAATAAGATTGGCGAGAATGTCATTGCCAAGGTTGCTGCAAGCGTCGCGGGCCTGCTTAAACGAAACCGCCGAGTACTTCTCGCCGTCATTCGTCTTCGCCGGATGCGATGTGCCCGGATCGTCCTTGTCGCCCTTGTAGTCTTTCTCAGCGGCCGGGTCTTCGCCCGTCGCCTTGGCGTTCGTGCCGAGATTCAGTTGCACGTCGTCTTGGCGGCCTTCCTGTGACATCTCCGGCGTGTTGTCTACGGCCAGCGCGCCTTGCTGCTTCTTGATGTCGGACTCGTACTCCGACGCGCGAGCGCCTTCGGGCGCCGACTGCACATCGTTGCCAACACTGACCGACGGATGCGACGAAGCACCTTGATATCCGCCCGGATCAGCAGGAACAGGGCCTGCCTTCTTCTCAGCGGCGGCCTTCACCGAACTCTGCGAGATTTCTTCCGCGAGAGCGTTGAGTTGATCGAAAAGTGAACGTTGCATCCGTGCCATGTTTATCTCCTTGTAGGCCTAATCGTTATTAGCGACTAGCGTCTTTTTCACGTGACATAATTTTGCAGTACACACTGGTTGGCTGTCAACAAGTTATTCCGGTATTTTTCGCTCGCGGCGGCGAAGGCAGCAATCTTATACAAAGCGTAATGCTTGGCAAGAGCCGTTTCAGCAGTACCGCAAGCTCGTTTCTCTTGTTGAATATTTGCCGGTTTGAGGTTTCGGATCGCCGCGAGGTACGCCCGCTTTTCAACTTGCGGCGCCAACACGCTGTGTGTCGTGGCTGCTTTTTCAGCCCACAACAGCACAGCCGGCGAGGCATTATCAGCGGGATAAAACTTGTTGTTTTCTAGCGACGAAACGATGTCTTCTTCAGCAGCCAGTTTGGAAAAAATGTTTGGTAAAGCGTGCGTTACCGCGCTGACAAGATCAACATTAGCAGATTTGACTGTTAACGCCAAAAAGTCGCGTACCGGAAGAATTACTCCGGCGTCGGCTAAGCCTCTTAAAACCTCAGCCATTTTAGCAAACGGACACGAATTTACATCAAGAGTTGGTTGTACGCCGGGGTGACTAGCTAACGCTGTTTGAGTCCAACCGGCGTTTTTGTTAACAAGTTCTTGCTCGGCGGCGGCCAGTTGTTGCAGGGCACGCAACTGCTGGGCAGCGCGTTTGGAGGCAAACGTGGCGTCTAAGCCAAACGGCATGGTTACGCCCATCTGCTCGGCAAGCTCGGCGCCGGAGATAACAGCATTACTAGCTGCTTTTTCCAGCCGGCCAGATACGTAGGCAATACGATCGGCCGGGCGGAATACGTGGGAGATATCAAAAAACGAGGGGTTCGGGTTGTCGGCGTGCAGAATATGCCCGTCTGCCATCACCCGGCCAATATTGTGCTTTAAACCGCCCGCCTTGCAGTGTCCGCCGTTCTCTGCTGAGTCGCAATATTCGGCGCGCGTCCGGGCTGTGTTGCCGCAGGCAGAGCACTTATCGAACGGAATCTTGCAGGCCATGGAAACTGGGATGTCCTGCTCGTTTGACAGCTTCTCCATCTCCTTGTCGGCGAGCAGGCCGCCGTTTCGCTCGGCAGCTTCTTTGCTGCCGTTTAAGGCGCAAATCAGTTCAATGCGCTTCATCGGCTCGTTGTAGTAGGACGCCTTCACCAGCCCGAAGCTTTTAGCTGGGTTCTTGTTGGCGTGGTCTCTATAAAACCGCGCGAACTTCTCGAACGTCGGGTGGTACTGGCGGCAGCAGTCACGTGTAAAGCCGTCGCCGTTGCGGTTCGGGCCGTAGTCTTCCGTGGCGCCAATCGCAATGAGGTGGACGGGGATTTCGTCTTTGGCGAACTTGATCGTCGAAACTTTTTCAACGAATTCGGCTCCTGCGCGCTTTACGAACGCCTGCTTGTCGTGGCCAATGATGCCGCGGCTAGAGACTTTAATCAGCGCGGCTACCGGCTCGCTAAAATCTTGTGCGTGCGGCTGAATTACTTTGATCATGCTCATGGGCAATGTCCTTACAGCAGGTCAGCGCCAAGGCGCCTAGTTTCGTTGTACAGTTTATCTCGCTCGGCGCGGACCTTTTCCATATCCAACAGTTGCTTTACGTCAAAGTCGGCGAGACTGCCCGCCTCAAGACGTTTCCTCAAAACAGAGCGCAACATGCCGGGAGCCTCGATAAGCGTCGGCGATAATTCGGCTACGTCGTTAAAGGCCATGGCCACGTCCTGCGGATCGTAACCAGAAATTACCGGATCGTTTAAAATCAAGTCGTGCAGCACGCCCTTTGCGCGAATACTCTTTAGCGCCGATTCATGTTCCGGATCGTATAGTTTGTCGTATTGTTTTTTAAGTTCTTTTTTAGAGTCGACTGGTCCCATGCCGGCCATTTCTGCGGCATTGCTGGCGCCCATAGCTTGCCCGACAGCCTTTACGGGCGACGTCAGCATGCCAAAATCAGTTTTAAACTCTAGCGGCTTTGGACTATCTGTCTTTTTATCAACAGGTTTTTTGTCGGGCGCGTCGAACGGATCGCCGAACGGCGTCAAAGCTGCCGGAAGCCGCGTGGCGATATTGGTGGCCTGCGGCGCACGATTGTTATAAATCGCCTGCTGCATTTGGCCTGTCGGCAGCCGAATGCTTACAACGTTCGCTTCTTTAAGCTCCAGCGGCTCCTCGGCGGGATTGTGCAAGATAGAACCGGTAATAAACTCTGGTACTTCTTTCTTACAAAATCCCGCGTCAGCTTTTTTTGTGGCTACCCGACTCTGTGCCTCGTTGTAATGCTCTACCGCGCCAATTACCTCTTCTACGATCTTGTACAGCGGGTCATGGCCGTAGTGGTTCTTGCCGGTGTCCGCCTGTTTTGTAAAGTGCGGATACACGGCCGCGATCTTCTGCAGAACGCTCACGCCGCTGGGGCCAAGCCGCAAGCCGACCTCACGCAAAGCGTCTCCAAACGGCATATTGCCGGGCGTACGAAAATAAGTATTTAATTCGTCGAGGCTGCTGGCCGCTTTCTGATAAGCCGCGGCGGCTTGCCGCCGCGTTTCTTCTGCCGCACGCAGTGCGGCATTTTTTTCGCTGTGCGCCCGCATGACAGCCGCGTGCTCGTCGCGCGGTGGCGGGGTCCATGTCTTCTCCGGAAGCGCTACAGCGGCGCTCGCGGCCTTCTGCATCACCTCGCGGCGCCTGTTCAGGAAGCCGGACGGCGGCACGGCATATTCAGTGGAGACAACTTCAGATCGCTTCAACTCAGCCGAAGTCTTTACTTGTTCTGGGTACAGCGCGTTTAAAACTACTGTCGCGTCGGCCAACTTGAAGTCAGCAGCCTTTTCCAGCGTGTTGTCGCCGGACTCTCGCTGTTTAGTGGTGCGGCCGGTGTTGTAGGCGTGCACCATAAGATTAATGTGGCCGGCTGGGATATTCGCGTCACCAGCGCTCTTAATAATCGCGTCATTGGGCTCGGCGCCCTCGTTCACGAGCGACGCGGCTCGCTCAATAGCCGAGATTAACTTGCGCTCGGCTTCCTTGGTGAGTGTACGCATTTTATTCTCCCGGGAAATTCAAATCTTTAACTTCGGCGGCGTCGATGGTGCCGCCGACGGCAATAATCATCATTTCGTTACTGCGTAGTTCTGCTGCGCCGTTATCAAAGGGTAACATTTTTGCCCCTTCGGAATCCAGTTTAGTGCCAATTTTGAACGGCATGCTAGTCAACATTGTGCCGATATTGTCGATAATGGACGTCTGCGCTTTCATAGCGTTATCCGTGGTCCGCTCAATTTCTACGTATTTCACAAACGCCTCGATAAGCGGCAATTGCGTGTGCGTATTGACCGGAATAGTTACGGCAGCCAGCGCGGCCTTATACTTCATTGTATTGACGGCAAAATCCTGTAAAAAGACACCCACCTCGTCCGCTGAGTTGGGTCGCGGTACAGCCGGCCCGCGGTTAATGGTGGCGTCTAAAACATGCGGGCCGCCTTGTATGGCCATCATTTTCCAGAGCAGGTCGTAATGCCGCTCGTTCAGGCCGCGAGTCACCGCGTCGCCTAAAATGACGGTTTGGACGTAATCCATGTGGCGCATTTTGCTGCGCACATCAAAAAATACGTTTATGTACGCATTAATTACACCCGGATCAGCGCCAATCTTTTCGGCGATCTCCTCGTTTGACTCGCCTGCTAACACACGGGCTTCCAGCGCCCAGCGCGTCTGATTCTTGTCTTCCGCCCAGATAGAGTGCGCCCAGAACATGTCTCGGTCGCGGAGCATGGCAGCGTACAGGGCTTCAGAACGCCCTGCCGCGCGCTCTACGTGGCGCTTGTTGCGCAGAGCCCGGCGAATCCAGATAAAGCCGTCCTGCCCGTCAATCTGTCGCGTCGCTTTTTGGCCGCCAGCGTCAATCTCGCACGCCCGCGCCCAGCGCCAGTGTGGAAATCGTTTGCTGTGGTCTTTACAAGACTTGAGCATGCATTATCGCAGCGTCGGGGTATCTACCGTGACAGAGAACACATAGTTCTTGTTGCCAGAACCGGCCGGCGTAATTTTAAGATACAAATAACGCACCGGCGTCGAAGGCTTGCCGTCGCGATTCAAATACGAAAGATTTAAGTCTTCGTCCGCCGGCGTCGATTGATCGAACGACAGCAATTTGAACGACGCCTCGGGCAGCGTGTTGTTCGGCGCCTCGGCCCGCTTGCTAGTGTACAGTGTCGCCGTGAAATTACCGGCGCTGCCGACGTCCGCCGCAATAAGGCTGTAACCCTTCAAAATACCGCGGTGCGGCATCGGGATGTCGACAACCGTCGCCGTACCAGCCGGAACTGTGAAAGATTTACTGCCGGACCAAACTGTGCTGGGCATAATTCACCTTTAAACGTTAGCGGAGGGTCCGAGATCGACGTCGCCCGACGACTCTTCCGGGTACGGCTCAATAGTCTTTTGCTTCAGGAATAGAATCACGTCGCCAAGCATTTCAAACGCATTGCGCAGCGAGTCTTCCAATTCCGGCATGTCAGCTTTGCCGTAGCGGTCGGCGAACCGGTCGCCGTGCCAGTAGAACATAAACAAGATACGGCCCAGCTTGTCGAGGCCCTTGGTAAGCTCGCCCATGTAACGATCTACGAGGCCGTCGTCGCGCACGGCGCGCAACATGGTGCCGATCATGGCGGTATCAAACACTTCACGCTGGCCGCTTTGCGCCGCCTGCATGACCTGTTGTACGGCGCCCTGATCCAGTTCCGTGTTGGGGTTGTACACACTGCGATCTGTCTGGCTGGCTGACATGCCGGGCACCGGCACGCCGACATCAATGCCAAGCTGCGTCGGAACGCTCGTGCCCATGATGCTCTCGCCGCCCATTACCGGACCCGGATCGGCCGGGGCTGTGGGCGCGTTCTGAATCATCATCGGCGAGCCATACGGGTTCGCATACTTAACGTGGCAGGCGAATTTTCGCTTAGCCCGAGCCCGCGAAAGAATTTCGCGGGCATTTTTTTCGCGCAAGCCGTGCCGGGCTACCAGCGACACAAGGGCTTCCTTCTCAGAAAGTTCTTTCTCGATCGATTGCTTTTTGGGGCTGTGAATCTCGACCGCGGTGCCGTTGTGATACACAGTCAGGCTCGACAGTTTTTGCATCATTACAAGCTGGGCGTCAGCAAGATTGCCCGGCATCAGCGGCGGGTTATCGCTCTCGCCGCAGCCGCAGGTGCTCTGCCCGTCAAGTTCGCCGTCATCTTCACCGGGCGCGCACTTGAGCAGCTTGAAGCCTTCGGGAATAAAGATGTCGCCCATGCTGGAACGAATCGACCGGCCGCCCTTGGCGTTTAAATGAACCCGCACGCCGTCACGGTACTTGTCGTAATTCAGCGGGTCGGTGTAGCAGCATGGCGAGATCGAACCCTTGGGCGGGAACTTAGAGTGGTCTTCCATGTGGACTTCGTAGGCGTTACCGGCAAACTCCGTCTCGCCATATTCGCGGATCACACGAAACGGCACTGTCGAGTCGCCCGATTTGCTGATCGCCATGTAGCGCCCGCTCTTGGACACGCTGTTGGCGTCCGAAAGACCGTTAAACCACGAATCAAACTCGTCACCCTCGACGCGCGCAAAACAGAACACATGGTCGGCGCGGGTGTTAATCCACTCCGGCTTGCCTTCGGTGCGCACGACGGTCACGAAATCAGAACGCTTGGCCGGACCCTGCGGATACACGGCGATGTAGCACTTCTCGATCTCGCCCGGCTTGACCAGCACCATGTACAGGCCGCTCTGGGTCGGATTAAACAACTTCTGCTCGACCTGAATTTGATAGGGGACGGAAACATTGTCCCGGTCGCGCTTGTCGGTGATCAACACGCCGTCGCGCAGAAGCTTCTCTTGATCTTCTTCGGTATAGCCGGGCGGTAAAGCTGTTTGAACTGTGGCGTCGTAAGTCACAACCTTCAGCGTCGACTCGGCTTTCGGGGTTTCTGGTGCCTCTGACAAGACACTGGCGATTTTGACTTGATTCTGGCGCGCCGTGGCGGTGGCGATGGCTTCTTTAATGATGTCTAAGCCGTGAAACTCGTCGATAGCTTTGGCCATCTGCGGGGCGTATTGGCACGTCTGCACCAATTTAGCGATAGTCTGCAGCCCAGCTTGTTTAAGAAACTCGCGGAGGTTGAGCTTGTGACCGAGTTCTTCAAAAGCCAGCTTGGTGTTCATCGTGGCAGTTTTAGCCAATGCTGGCATCACCGCTGTCATCATTTCTTTTAATGTCGGGTCAGCCGCCGCAATCTTTTTTTGCTGGGCCGCGTGAGCCGCGAGCATTTTTCGAGTTTGCTCTTGTTCTTTTCGTGCGCCGGCGATGTATTGCTGCAGAATTTTGTGTTTTTGAGCTTGAGAGAGCGGCACACGCAGATCAGCGGTGTAACCCTCGTTTTCATCACCAGCGTATTGGATATTTTTCAGTAAATCTGGTTCTAGACCATGCGCAAACCACGGCAACGTTTTGGGGCCGTATTTGTACTTATTGCTGCCAGAATACAGTTCCAAATTTTCACCAGAATGATCCAACGTTTGGCCGCCAACCTCATACGCGTTTTTCTCGTACATTGTCGGGCGCGCGGAACCGAACTTAGCCGGGCTGCGCGAAAGCTGTGTGAAGTCAGGCTGCCGCTGGCCGAACTGCGTGAGATTTTTATCAATACCGGCGCCAAGAATGCTGGGCTTGCGATTAATGAGGTAGTTGACCCAGTTCTCTTTGAGCGGGACGAACATATCCTGATTCTTGATATACAGGAGTTCGTGGCCCTTGAGGTCGCCGTTCAAGAAGAAAACCGGGGCATATAACCACATGGAGCCGACTTTAAACGCAAAGACTCCAACAGCTTTGGTGTTCTCACGGTTACGGTCGAGAAGCTGGAAGCCAATCTCATGGTCCATCAGTTTCGGGGCAGAATCCCGAAGGTAGGCGTGGGCCAGATTAGAAAAAGCCTGTTCAAACGCCACGTCGTCACCGCGGCCACCAATCTCGGCGGTTTTAGTACGGTCATGCGACCGGACGACGTTTAACCAGTGCTTCCACGAAGCTTCTTTGGACTTTTTATTAAACACAGAGCCACCTCCATGCGGCAGATATTAAACTCATACCCCTACCAATTTACAGTGTTTTTGGCGGTGAGCCTAGTGGGACTTGCGGGGTACTTGCGGGGTACTTGGGGGGTACTTGGGGTGTCGGCTCTGGTTTCCAGCCGCTCGTCGCGCCCGAAAGACCGAACTGCTCGCCGCGCGCTAAAGCCGGCACGTAACTGCTGCCCGCCGCGTCACTGGCTCGCCCACGATGCACGCTATCTAAGAAACCGCGCTCCTGATACGAGCCCAACATGCGTGTCATCCAATCGGGGTCGTTAGAAATATTGGCCATGCCGCGCACCATCTCAGACTCAAACGGCGGCGGTTCTTTATGCGCTTGAATGTTGTTAATGCCATACTTCTTGAGGTTATCAGCGACGCTCTTGGTAATCTTGGTGCCAATCGAGTAGTGCAGTGCCGGTTCTTCCAGATAATGATTTGAGAGCGTGGCTGGATTACCCGCAATGGCGCCGTCTCTCGGCCGCCACGAGCGCTCTAGCATTGAATACGGCACCACGTCGTCTGGGGCGTAGTCGCCGTACTCGTCGTTCATGCGCACATGGTTAATAAGCCCGCGCGCGACCAGTTCAATGTTTCGACGATGCGAGGTGATGCCAGAGTTCTTCAAAACGTCGCGCATGGCGGAGACGAAATAGCGGCGTCCTTCGCCGACGCCTTTGTGTCGCACTATCTCGGCGGGATTAGGCATGCCGTCTGAGAGCACGTCGCCGGCCTCCAGCGGGTCGCCCTTTTTTACAGAGACTACTCGGTCGGCGGGGACGTAGTGCTCCTCGCCGTCCACGACGACGTACGAGCCGCCTTGGGCCGCTGGGCGGATTTCCTGCACGCGGCCTTCACGCTGGGCGTGCGTGGCGCCGTCAGGATATTTCTTTGGCACTTGCACCAGTGCGTTAATAGCCTTAAAGCCGCCGATAGACTTTGCACCGCCGACACCGCCGGAGTGCTTGGACGAAAGCTGAGACTGCGAGACTGGCTCGGACAACGCCTGCGCGGCTGCAACGCCGACGTAATCACCCACCGGCGGCAAACGACCCTTTTCCCGATAGCCGACATCGCGGGCGTATACGCCGCCGTCTTCGGGGCCGCCGACAGTCGGGCTGCGCACTAAAATATCTTTAATCCCCATTTCTTTGAGGTCTTTAAGAATCTTGGGGGTGAGCAACGTGTTGCGCTTATACTGGCCAATCGGGCGGGCAAGAAACGCGCCCTCGTTATCTGGGTCGTCGACGTCCGAAGGCATGCCGCGGTTATGGGCCGTAGCGATGCGCTCCTCGTCGTCATCGTCATCAGCGGTCACAAGCAGACGATGCGCCATCTGCGTCAACTGCTTGCCGTAAAAGCCCGCGTCGGCCGTGGCTGTCTTAACGTCAATCACACCCTTGCGCGTCCCGAAGCTGGCGGCGAAGTATTCCGCCGGCGTTAAACCGCGGCCGTACGAGCGCAACACCGGCAGCGGTATCGGCTCGTCTTTGTGGTCAACGTACTGCATGTCGGCGCCGATAAGCGAGTTCAGCGTAAACTTGTTGCCACTACCGCCGCCTAACACCTGATGCACCAACGGGTTGTTATTTTCTAGCGCCTCGTTGTACACGTCTTCGACGAGTTTTTTTTGCGTGTCAGCGGCGAGTTGCAGAATTTTTAACTGCCGCTCTTTTTCCGACGTGCCGGGCGTCGCCATGATGCCGCGCAGCTTTTTACGTACTTCTAATTCCGCACGCCGACTGGCGAACGTCGGCTTGATGTCTTTTAGCCCCATCGACAGGCCGCCCGTCGAGTACGCCACGTCGCGAGAGACGTCATGAATCTTCTTCATGACTTCGCGGTATTTATCGGGGTGGCGCTTTGCTAGATCAGTGGCCAGCGCGCCCATATTCTTCTTGTCGAGCACGCGGTCGTAGTTCCGCATGTCTTCCGGCAACGCTTCGTTGATGAGTAACTGGCCTAACGTTGTTTTTAACACGGCACTTCATCAGTTTTTAGGCGGTGGCGGCAGTTCGTGCACTTTTGGCGCCGGAGTCTCTACCCCCGACATTTTCAGCACAGTCGCAAAATCTTCGTCGCCCACTGCAGAGTACATAATGCCCTCGGCAACGTGGGTGGCGACAAAAATAGGATTGTGCAGGTCGTCTTCGATAACGACGGTGTGCGCTTTCGCTTCCGCAGGAATTAAATTGTGCTGCGTCTTAACCAGCATGATTCGTCAAACTCCGGCAAAGAGCAGCCACGGCGCTTGCTTTCGTTTGAAGGTCCACGTTATCTGGCGATGAGACCGTAGATGTCACGCTCTGATCTACCGGACGGCCGATCCGGGAGGCGTGCTGGTCGACAGCGTCCCACCAGTTCGCCATCTTGGGTGGGCCGCCGGCTTCCGGAGGCATGCCGCCTGCGGCGGCCGGGTCACCACCCGCGCCCTGCTGCGGCGGCGGAGGCGCCATGGGGCCACCGGGAAGCGCAGTTTCAGCCGGCGGGGCGCCAGTTGTGCCGGGCGGAAGCACAAGCGATTCCGGCGCAACTTGCACGCCCATGGCGTTCATAATCGCCGTAAGCTGCTGCTGCATGTTGTACAGCCGGTAATCAAGCATCTGCATCATTTGCTCGGGCTTTAGTTTTTGCCCACCGGCGGCGCCAGCCGCCGGAGGTGGCGCGGGTTGCGCCGGCGGCAATCCGCCCATCATCGACGGGTCTGTCATGCCCGGAGGAGCCGCGGGCGCCTGCTGTGCGGCCGGATCGCCGGCGGGGGGCGCAGCGCCTGCAGCGGCCTGCATCGGCGTAGCCGGCGGCATGACGCCCATATCATTCGGCATGGGGGCGGCGGCTGATGGCGGCACAACGGCCGACTTTTCCAGCAAAGACTGGCGGGCCAGCGACAAAAGTTCCGGATTCACAGTATAAGACATCATTACCTCCGTGTAATATCAATTCAGGCTTTATCTTCTACGATGTGTACCGGCGTGTCCACGTCAATCTCGCCGCGCCGATATGCCGACAGAGCATCCTTCTTGCTGCGATAAACCCGCGGCTTCGACCGATTGTTCATTTTACTGGAAGCTAAGTATACACCAGTCTGATAATCCTTGTTCGGTACATAGTGCGCTTTAAAGTTCGCCGTGGCAAAAAGGTTTTTACTGGGGAGCATCTTTTCGACAGCTTCCTTGGCGGCGTCGTCGGTGCTCGGGACGTGATACTGCATGGCGTCCCCGTCAAAATCGGCCCCGAAGCCCTTTGTAATAACAGGATTTACTTCCATGACCTTGTTTTTGGTCAGGCGCGGATAAAACGCCATAACCCCGTACCTGTGCAAGACCGGCGCGCGGTTAATAACAATAGGCTTAGAATTCATTTGCTTGTCGAGTTCGTCAAAAGCTGCCTTGTTTTTGTCCTCTACAGCGCGCAAAGCTTCCATTCTGGGCAAACCCCGTCGCACGAGGCCACGCACGACAAACGGCTTATAAATCTCCCATGCTTTTTCTTCGGGGAGCGCGACTTCGTCCATGTCCAAGTCGGGATTCGGGGTAATCACAGCACGGCCCACAAGATCGACGGTGCTGGACAGCAGTTTGCGCTGCATGGTGCCGAACTTAGGGCTGTCCCCGAATATCTTGGACAGGAAGCCCCGGACATTGCGCTCGACGTTCTTGGGGTGCTGCGGGTCGCCAAGTCCGGTGACGGCTTTCATCGAGTCGTAAAGAGACAGGCGCTCGTTCCCGTAATCGGCAAATGCGCCAGACGCCTCTTTTAAGACGTTATTGGATTCAAGCAGTTCTTTGTAGAGATAATTGGCGTCATCTACGAGCGGAAGCTTTTTAGCCCCCATTGTCGAGACAGGCCGGAACGCAGGGGGCAACACGCCGACCTTGGTGAGCATCCAGCTTTCAGGATTTACACCAGTAGCTTCGGCGCCCTTTAAAAAGCCTAGACGGCGTACGGCGGCATCTCGAATAGTTTTGCGGCCTGATTTGATATCTTCCCGCGCTTGGTCAATAGCCTTCGGAACGTTAATGCGCTTCAAAGCATCCTGAATGGCCGCAGGTCCCGTTGAGTCGCCCAGTTTGTCTTGGCCAGCGAGAATGCCACGGAATTGCTTTTCAGTAAGCCCAAGAACGCGGCGAATGGGTTCTTCCATAATCGGGTTGGGCATTGGCTCGTGTAACGTGATCTTCGCCCAACGATTGCCGCCATGACCCCCCGTAAGCGTCTCATCGAACAAGCCGCCTTTGATGGGCTTGAGATTGCCTTTCCAGTCGACGGTCTCGGCGCTGGTTAATTCACGGTCTCCAGCCAGTTCGTCGATGGACTTGTCGGTCAGGGCCATGATGTGCGTTTTAGTTCCCGTACGCACTGTATTCACGCCAGAAGCCCGCAGTTGATTTACAAACTTCTCGTAGACGTGCGGAACTTTGGGGAGCGGCGGGTCGTAGCCAGCCATGAATTGCGTCCAGTATTCAGGGTTGGCTTGGCCGCGTACCATTTTAGAATCGCGTACTACTTTGCCGGCGCCGTGGGAAAGCAGAGCGCCTAGTTCCAGCATCCCGACTCGCTTGGCGCCTTCAGAGCCACCTTTCGCGGGTGTGCCTTCGGCTGTGTATCCACCGGTAGAGCGGCCTTGACCTTTAGACTCGGCTGTGTGGTGGAGCTTCATAAAGAACCGATGGCCAGTTAAAATTCCCTTGATCTTCCGGCCAGATTCCGGGTCAGTCAGGTCTTCGGTATCAGACAGGCCGTTTTTGGCGAGTTCCTGCTGCGCGTACTCTATTAAGTCCCGCTGGTCGTCGAAGTCTTTAATTTTGAATGGCTGGCCGGTCTTGGCGGCGATTTTGCCCAGTGCCGCCTCAACGATCTGGGCGGGGTTTACACGGTTAATAAGTCCGAGGGGGCTGACAAGTATCTCCATCGGGTTTCCGTCCTTGTCGGCGGGCATCTGGCCGTCTGGGACGATTTCAGATACCACGCCCTTGTCGCCAAACCTCCCAGTGATCTTGTCGCCCACTTCCATCTGAGACTGAGACTTTACAACAACCGAGACGCCCTTCTTGGTGTGCTCAACGTCCGTAACAATTCCGGGCGAATGATGGTCCCACGTAATAGTTTCGTTAGCAAAAGACCCGCCACGACCTCGATGGACTTTGCCGTATACCTGATCGCGCTTTTTGGCGACGAGGACGAGCGGGTCACCAAAGTTCACAGTCATGCCCTTCTTGATAGCGCCGTTGTCGTCAAAGTTATCTAACAGCTTTTTGTCGTACTCAGAAGGAAACAGCGACATGAAAGCTTTTTTGCCGACGTGAGTGTTATCGTCCCATTCGGCTTCGTTCTGATACATGTGCTGGCTGGTGAGTCTTTTGGCGGCAGACTCGGAAATTACTACAGCGTCTTCGTAGTTTCTTCCTCGGAACGGCAGATAGCCCACGCGGAGGTTTAATCCCAGCGCAGCAGAGCCGTTCTTGTCCGTAAAGTTCGACGTTGCGAGAAGCTGGCCGGGTTTGACTACGTCGCCGGGCTGCACCGTAGGCGTCTGCGTCCAAAACGTCTTCCGGTTGAACGGCATGTCGTTATACAAATCAATAACTTGCTTCTGGCCGTTTTGGTCGCGCAGAATAATTTCGTCAGGAGTAATAGACTCGATTTTGCCGCCGAATTGTGATTTGATGGCGCCCAATTTCTCGCCCATCTCGTCTTCATGCGAGGTGCCCGGCGTGTCCGCTTTTTCAGACTGCACAAATGGGGCTTCCGCGTTGGCGAGAGGTAGCGCCTGTGTAAACATTCGGCTACCCATGATGACGCGCTGGCCTTTTACCATAGACTTCATCGGCACCATATTTGTGAGGGCCGAGAAAGTGCTGTCCATATTGGGAACAGTGTATTGCGCGTCTTTTTTGGGCACGTATTTAATCTTGCCGTTTACTAAAGCCGCGACCATAGGCAGATCAGACTTTTCTTCGCCGGGAAACATCAGCGGCATGTCGGCGAGTTCTTGCGGAGTTTTATACTCAGTCTCGCCAGTCTGAGAGTTTTTTACGGGCACAACGAAAGTGTGTAAGTTCTGCGCGGATTTACGGGCGCCAGCAGCAAAACGCATATCGACACCCACTTTGCCGCTTTCAGGCGTGCGCAGATAGTCGATGAAGCCAAAATGACTCGGCTGCACGCTACGAGATTCGGCGGGGACTGCGTCGAGGGACCCAATACCGCCTTCGCCCAGTCGAGTTACGCGCGTTTGGTGGTCGAAGATTTCCGCAGGGTTGATTTCTTCGAGACTGGAGCCAAGGCCAGACCCGATGAGCGCTGCGGTAATCGACTTGTTAAACACGCCCGACGGAATGTGATCCAGAGACTTCTTGGCCGTGGCTTTCCAGAGCAATTGGCGCAAGGCTGTCTTGTCCTTGACGAAGCGCTCGGAAATTAAATCTTCCGGGCCAAAGACTTGCTGATAAGTCATGCTATCGCGGTCGTCAGAGTCGGCCTCTTTGCGATTTACGGCAATCAGCTTCTTGGTAATATCCAGAATCGCGTCGGGAGTGAGGTTCTTGTAAGGCTTGCCGAGCGTGCGTTTGGTGACTTCTTCGTCCAACTCTGTCTTGTTAAACTCTGCCGCGATAGCCTTGATCTTAGCGATCTGGTCTGCGTTGGCGTCTGGTTTGAAAACGAGGCGTTGATAAAGTTTGTCGAGCGTGCCGGCGTCGCCCTTCTGCATGTTAACCGCAGTGATTTCGTTACCCCAAGTTTCGCGCATTTGCTTGTCAGTCACGCCGAGCGTCTTGAGCAGCGGCATGAGCGGAATCTTAGCCTGCCCGATCTGAATCTGGAACTCACCAGACTTGGGGTCCATGTAGTACCGGTGAGAGCGACCTTTACCGGGCAGCGTATTAACGTGCGACTCCAGTTCGCCGTTCTCCTTCTCGCGCGTGAAAACACCCGGGCGCAAACGGAGTTGATGCGCAAGCGTGTACTCAACGCCTTTGTTCACGAATGTGCCGGAGTCCGTAAGGTACGGCACATTGGCGATCGTGGCTTGACGCGACGCGACGGGCTGCTGCGTCTTGTTATCGATCAGCGTCCAAGTGCCAGTGAGCTTACGCGCCAAAGAGCCGCGCGTGAGCACAGCTTTCTTCTGGTCTTTGCGGCTGTAGCGGTCGGGGCCGGCGTATCCGACGTTCTGTAACTGCAGAGTGTACAGGTCGTTCTGGATCGGCTCAATGCTCGACGCGCTGCGCAACGCTTCGTTAAAGATATTATCGCGCAGAGCGGGCACATCGCCGAATGCGCGAGTTTGCGGCTGCGAAATAGCCGGCGCAGTTAACGGCGGCAGTGGCGGCGGTGAAAACTGGTCAGGCATCACACACCTCGTGCCGACGCCGGACCAGCCTCATTTGTTAAACGCTTTACTTCCGCCAACTCAGTCGGATCAATCCACGGCGTGTCCAGCCCCTGCATTCTGCGCCGCGCTTCGCGTGCCTTCTGGAGATTGCGCGCTTCAGACCTAGCCTTCGTCTGATCGTACATGTACTTAGCGCCAATGGCCCCGGCGCCGAGTCCGCCAGTCAGCATTAAATTTGTAAACACACTGTTCGTGTCCTTGATGGCGCGGTCGGCGGGTTCGAATAGCACGTCGTAGAAGTACTGCGGGACCGTGCGATCTTTCTGTGCAAATGGCGTGATATTTTTAAAGTAATTCTCCCACGTGCGCGCAACAAGGGCCTGTTTCTCGAACTTCTCTGGTGCGGCCTTATACGCGTCGTACAGCACGTCTAGCTGAGCATCCAACGCGGCCTTCTTTTCTGATTGGTCGTCTTGCTCTTCTTTTTTCTCTTCCGGCGGTTTGCGACCAGTCAGCGCCTCGAAGTAACTGCGGCGAGCGGCTTCGACCTTTTGCAAATTTTTCTCGTTTTCATTTTGTCGCGCGGCGGTATCGACAAGTGCCAGTCCGCCCGCAGCGCCAGCGGCGGGAAGAGTTGCGTTCAACACACTGCGCCAAGCGTCGTGACCCGACGATTCAGAATCGTAGTCGCTTCTACCGGGGCGAAACGGACCTGTAAGTGTGCGCGGCATATTTTCAGACACGTAGTGCCAAAGCGGCCGTGACGTAGCGGCGGCAGTGCCTAAACCGCCAACACCGCCGAGCGTTGCTCCTAAAATCGCATTTTGTCGCCGACGGCCCTTCGGCGCTCGGGCGGCGCCGATAAGCGCGCCCGCGCCAGCACCCAAAGCTGGCGCCATTACAAACATCGGATCGAGTGCGGCGGCTTTGGCGTTGCCGGCCGTCAAGAAAGGCAACGACGGCATCTCAGGTAAAAGAGATTCCTCTTCGTCTTCCGCTGGCACAGTAACCTCAGAAATCGGCTCGTTCGCGACGGCGACAGGGTCGGGAATAGCTGTGGCTTGACGATACTTATCAGCCAAATAGCGCGATAGATAATATAAGCCGCCGACGCCAAGACCTGCCAGACCACTATACATAACGCCTTTACGAAATTCGTCGCCAATTCCGGCGTTGTTCTGTCTGTCATACGCCTCGCTGCGGCCGGGAGGCAATGGTCGCGACGCGCCCCATGTCGACTCAGCCGCTGTTTTATTGATGCTCATACGCCCACCAATGCTATTTAGGCGGAATCATGCCGTAAACCTGACACCACTCCAACCACACTCTGTAATGTTTTTTTTCTTCGTCCCAGTGGTTTTCACGCCGCTGCATCATATACCAGCCGTTCACGATTTTATCATTTATGTCGTCAAATTCGATTTTTTGCTGTTCGTCCCACAACTCAAACATTTTTGATTTAAAGTCGAGCCGGAAATCGATGTTTTCGAGTTCGTCTTGCTTTAAATTTGGCGTCACGCCCGACGCGGCTAAAACGGGAAAGCCTTCCGGCGTGCCTGGCCAATGCAGACGCTGGCCGCCGTGCTGACTGCCTGAAATTTCGCCGAAGTACTTCCGTGTACTCACAACATCTCCTCGTTAAGAATCCAAACCGCGCGACGAGCGGTATTTTTCATAATCCCGCCGCGCTTTCAACCGCTTAGCCTGAATACGATATGCCTGCTCTAATTCATCCGCCTTCAAATCGTCGTCGGTAATTTTGGGGTCGGTCAGCTTGGCTGCGCCCCAACCCAAACCACCACCGAGGGCTAAACCGCCCGCAATCGGCGCGCCGAGAAATAACAGGCCGGCGTTCGGTACGTTTTCGCCGACTGTGCGGGCGGCACCGTATGCTCCAGCGGCGCCAGCCCCTAATGCGCCAGCGCCCAAAAGAGAGCCGCCGGATCGCACGGCCTGACCGGCACGCGCGGCCCACGGGGCTAGCCGCGCGGCAAGCGGCGCTAACCAGCCCCACGCTGTTTTGACGCGATATTCAATCTGATCGTCATTCCAACCGGCTTCTTTGCAGTACGCCATAAAGCCGGCTTTAAACGCCGCTTTTTCTGTTACGCTATCAAAATCCATGTCACTCTCCCGGCAGAATTAACTTTTTTGGGGCGCTTTGGCCAGCCCCCATTGTAAAATCTGGGGCGACATGTTTTCCAGTGTCTCTTCCCAGCGGCAGCGAGCCGGGAAGCGCCGTCGAGAAATTCGCCGCGGAGGCCAACGAAATCCGGCTTTTACGGTTTGGACGATGTTTAATAAACCACGCATCAACCTTGGGGTCGCTGCGGTCGCCCTGCTCTTTGGCCTCGTACGTACAAGCGATCATCTCCTCAACCGCCTTAATAAGCTCATTGCGGTCGGCCGATAGCCACGACGCCTTGGTCGGATTCTCGGCGGCAATAGTGCGCAGCCGGCGTGCCTCGTCAGAAAGTGCCTGCGCCCGCTGTAAAAACTCGCGGCGCGTCAGGACGAAAAATTCACCGGTGTCTTCGTCGTGCAGACAAATGAAACCGTTCTCGGCGTAAAACTTCAGTCCTCGAAACGTATAACACTTGCCGGTAACTTTATGCATCCTTGCACCTTCCGTAGCGTATAGCGAGCGTCAGCCTCCGTAATGCACTGTATATCGGACATTACGTATTTCGGCAACGGCATTCTATTTCCGGATAATTGCGCCGCAGCCAATTATCGCGAAATAGTGTCCCCGCGCGGTGGACCCTCGCAGTCGGGGCATTTCGTCCATTCATGGTTGTCGCCGGAGCGCACACGACCGGTGCCATTGCACGTGGTGCAATCTTTTGTCGGCACTTTTGGCTTCACTACTTTTGGTGTCGGCAGCAGCGACGCATAAGCGGCATCGGCGGCGATCAAACCCACATAGTCGGGCTGCGTGGGCTGCGGCACAGGAAAAAGAAACGCCAATAAGGCCAGTAACCACTTGAACATATGTGCCTCTTGGATGTTTGGCGCAGAATAGCCTAAAAAAGTTATGTCGTTCCGCGCGACAGATCAATTTGACGTGTCGCTAAATGTTGCCTTTTGCGCCATATGACTTCAACTTTTTGGGCGGCCAGCCGTTAACGCCAGAGAACGCGATCATGCCACGATTCTTCATATCCGACCACTTCGACCAGAACGAGCCGACAGGAATGTCGTACTTGGTGCCGTAAATACGCGTGCCGCCTTCGTTCCACTCACCCCATGAATTTTGAATTAACACCAGCGGCTCGCCGTATAGTTTTTTAATCTCGTCGCGATCGTCCACGGCCAGATAGGCGAGGGCGTGCGCCCAACCCTTTGGCGTGCGCTTAGATACGCCGAACTCGTCGCGAACGTTAGACCACGACTCGCTACCACAACTGGTTATACAGTACCCATTCGCCAACAAGTCGCGGAGTTGTTCGTAATCTTTAACGTCAGTAGCGGTGCGGATTAAATGGTTTTTGCCGATCCCCAGCCACGATTCGGGAGGCGTGCGGGAGCCATAGATGCCGGCGTTGCGCGCGCTGTATGTCGTCAGATCAACACCGATCTCGTCGTACTTTTTACGCAGCCACAAGCCGCTTTCCTTGAGCGCCACCTGCGCGGCGGCGCCGCACGACCAACCGTCGCCGCCGTGCCGGCGCCAATTGTAAAACGCTTCGGTCGAAAGCACGCCAAACATGCGGGCGGCTTCGCTGACTTCCGGGGCGCCCTCTAACTTACCGGTTACTTCGTCTGGTTTGCCGCTGGTAATCTCGCAGCACATAGTGCCCAATCCGGCGTTTCGCGTCGACCAACTGACGCAGTCGCCGCGGCCCTGAGCGCCGCCGGGCAGCGAATCCGGATACAACTCCAGAATCTCCAGCACCGGCAGACTTAACTTGCCTTTGCCGCTATCAGCAATGCCCTGCGATTGACACGCCATGGCGCCGTCGGGAATACCGCCGGCAGAACGCACAAAATCCCACAGCGCCTCGTCGGCAGCCGGATCGGCGTAGGCTCCGATAAAGCCTTTTTCGTATGTCGAGACGATGTCGTCAAGATTTGTAAAAAACTGCTCGTCAGCCATTTTAAACCCCTACTTAGCGGGCCGACGCGATGATCACATCGCAGGCCTTGACGAGTTTGCTCTGCATCAGCAGCGTAACCGGGTTGACGACGCTCGGGTCGGTATCAGCGTCCTTAACGGCCGCGGCGAACACAGCCTCAATCGCTGCGTCCAAGCCTTCATACTTACCCGGAGTCGCTATCGCCATCTGCAGCGTCCGGGCATGCAGTTCTTCAAACTTCTCTGTCGTATTGACGCGCGCGGCATTATCTCGGTTCAACACTTCTTTTAAACCAGTGTACACGCTGACGACGCGCGCTTTGTCAGCCGCAGTTGCGCCGGTCAGCGCTTTGACAATCGCCGCGTCGGGTTCAGCCGACACGGCTACGTCGTCTACCGCCACCGGCTTCGAGAAATACTTCGAAACGTTAATCCCGTTGGGGAAAAACACTGCGAAACCCAGCAAAACGCCAGCGGCCAGCACAAGCTTTTTCATAGCATACTCTCCAGCAAAAATACGTCAGGCAACAGGTTTCTTAGTGTGCTCGACAATCACGCGCAGCAAGTTCGTGCACGCCTCAACGCCCTCGGCGCAATTTTCGGCCGCCAGCTTGTCGCGCAGTTCGGTGACAGCAATTAAATCGTTCACAATTGTCAACGCAATTGACTGTTCGCTCGACGGTACGCGGTCAAGACGACTAGCTACTAACGCCCACAGCTGCTTGCGATATGTAACCGCCGTCAGCGCCACAAAAACACCCAAACACACAGACTGAAAAGTTGTCATTGCATATCTCCTTGGACTAGGCCAATTTTATCAGGTTTGCGGCACAAGTACATACGGCCGGCCGTTAATCATAATCCGCCCACCAATTTTTAGGCCAGCGTCTTTTGTTAACGGATACTTGCTTTTGCGCTTGCCATACAATTTTACAATCTCTTCAATATCGCCTGCTCGGGGCGCTGTGCAGTTCGGATCGTAATAGGGTGCCATTAAGTTACCAGCGTTTAAATGCGCCAAACCCAACGCGTGACCAATCTCGTGGCACATGACCGCGACCGCCATGTTAAAAGACCAGTCTTCGGCTTCGTCAAACATTTGGTCGAGTTGCATATTCTCCGCTACGCCACACGGAAGCTCGCTCCACGCTAATGTGCCGCCGCGAGCGTCGAGATTGTTTCTCTTGCCGACACCCGAACGCGCGTAAATGTTGGCGTGCTCCTGGCGCTCTACACGCGTGGGTTCCAGATTGCAGACCTCGGCCCACTGCGAAAACGCTACGTCATACGCTTCTTTAATTTGCTCGTCGCTGAGGTTAGGAAGTTTAATGTCGTGGTAATACGTGACTTTGCTCATAGGCCACTTGCATGGGTCGGCAGCTGAGGTCAGATTAAAGTCCGGCAAGCCGCAGCGTAATTTACGAATGCGGTGCGCGGTTTTTTCATTCACCTCGCCGTTCGCTTCTAAACCATTAAATTTTTGATAAGCGCGCACGGCTTTCTGCAATTCGGCGCCCTTGAGCTTCTTTACAGCGGCCCAAGTTTTATCGCCGAAGTAACCGTAGTTGTACAGAAACTTGAGCACGTCATCGACCGGCAACACGCTATTGAGTGTAGACTTCCGTGTCATACTCGCACCTTATTTGTTGGACGCGCGAACAATGTCAATGATGTCGGCGCGATTGGAAGATTTAATTGCGTTAACAGCTGCGGTAAAAAACGGGTTGTGGCGCGCTTTTGTAACGCCGTTTTTTACGCAGTGCTGGGCCCACAACACGTTTAACCGGCGCTTGAGCCGCATTAACTTGCGCGGCGGCAACAAATGCACGTTGGCGATATCTAGCTCCACGTCGGCGATGGACCGACTCTGGGTGCACAGACCGATCACCTGCAGAATGACCGAAATAATGAACAGAATAGTGAACGGGTCGACTCCGTAACTATTCTGTTCTTCTTCCGCCAGCAATTCTGCCAACAACCGCTGCTCTAGGCTTTTAAGGCCGGTACAGCGATCAATTTTAGATTGCAGCGCGACCAGTTCTTCATGTGTCACGAAGCGCGCATCCTTTCGATCGTTACCGACTCTACGTACTGGTACTTCATGCGCAGCATTTGCGATTTAAGCTCCAGCCGACCGGAAATAAGCTTCCAGATTAACAAAGAGTTCACTACGATCACCTCGCTGGCGCCGATCAACGCCGCAACAGCTTTCGTCAGCGTCTCTACGTCCGAGCTATGCAGCCAGCCAACGAGCGCCAAAACCGCCAACAGGTTTGAAAGCGTCGTCACCGCAGTTGTCGCCAGTTCCGGCGTCAGCCACTTTGTGACAATAGCTTTTTCCTCGTCGCCAAAAAAATCTGTGAAAATGCGCAGGTCCTCAACAGGAGCAGAAACCGGTTTCTTAGCTGTAGACATAGTGCACCTTTTTACGCGCGGTTAAACATAGCGGGCACGATCGCGTGCATCATGCCGCCCCAGAGTCCCATATCTTGTAGTTTTTCCTGGCCCAACGGCGTCAAGCCGGCCATAGCCGATAACGCCCGGCCGGCAATATTAGCTGTCGCCAACCCCACCCCGGCGGACGCAATCCCCCGAATAACATCGACGGGCCGAATAATCGGCGACCGTTGTGCCGTACTGATGCCCGACATTAAACCCGTTGTCGCGGCGGCGTAGGCCGGCGGTGTGAACTGACTACCACCATTATACATTCCGCGCTGGACATCTTGCCATGCGGCCTGATTAAACTGCGGAACAGACACGGTCGGCGCAAACAAATGCTGATTGTTAAACCGATCAAAACCAACTTTTTCGCCGGGCGCGGTTATAGGTGTGTTGTTTGGCGTAATCCATGATTTCCAAAAACCGATGTCGGGTCGGGTGCGCGACACGCCATAAGCGTTATTAAGCCCAACTAAACCACCGCCAGCCAGCCCCAGCATGCCAAGATTACGCCGAAGTTTGCCGCGCTCTAAATACCGCTCTGGAAACAGGTTTTCTGCCAGCGCGCCAGCGCCGTACCCAGCGCCGCCCAGCATCAAGCCGGACACAATCGCGTTGGACAGCGGCGTCGGGCCGCCCAGCATTTTGTGGCCGAAATCAAACGCGTGACTAATACCCGAAATAGCGGCTGCTTTGATTAAAATCTCGCGGTTCCAGTCAGGCGCTGTTTTGTGCGACCGTAAAATTACACAGCGGTTATTGTCGACAGCTAATTTTGACAGCCGCTTCGGATTTGGGCGATAGAGCACCAGCACGTTATCCGCTGTGTCCCATGTCGCCAGCGAACCGGCCAAATCGCCCGTCTGCGCCGCAATTTTTTCGTACGCTACTCGCAGACGGGTGGCCTGCGGCAGCATTTCCGCCACGACATCGGGTACAGTTTTCCATTCCTGCAGCGTGCTCATTGCGGCCGTCCAAATGCAGCGTTTAACAAATGATCGCCGTTGTTGTAAATAACCTGCTCGGCAAGGTTGGGTTCTTCCATTTCACCGCGCATGGCTTTCATGGCCAATTCGTATCGGTACTGCGGGCTTAACGTCGCCATGTACTGCTGGTGATTCCGGCGCGAGTTAATCATAAAGTCGCCTCGGCGTTTGACGTCCATTAACTGACTGCGCACATTTTCAAACACTGGCTTGTTGTAGTCGTAAACAATCGGACGGCGCAGACTGTACATATTGCGCAACTGATTCATGTACACGTTTTCGGCTGCTTTTACGGTCGGCGGGATGATAGCTGGATCGGTATGCAGCCTAAATTTCGTGGGCTTGTGCGTGACGCCTTTGTGGTAGGGTTTCGGGTCGTCTACTATCCAGTCCTGTGGAGCTTTGGCCATAAGCCGCCGTAAGATGTCCGTCTTTTCAGCGTACCGTTTGTTGTCGGAGTGTTCTTTAGCCAAGAGCAGCTGCGCTAATACGTCTTTGTGCGCGGCAATACTGCGCTTCTCTATTTCTTTGATTTTTTCGTAGTAGCTCTTGTCTTCGGACAGGTGATCCTTGGCAATTTCTTTGGCGGCTTGATCATTATTTGTGTGTTCGTACTCATGTTTGGCTCCTTCGGCTAACGCGGCTGGGGAAAATTCCCGATCGGGTAAATTGTCGGCTACACCACCATGTAAAACGTCTTTTTGTCCCGAGCGGGAAAGTTCGGAAGATTGTTTATTTACAGCGTTGTCTATGATGTGTTGAATGGCTGCCATTCGTCCGTGTGCAACTGGCGGCAACATGAATTGTTTGTCTTGCATCAACGCGAGTGCTTTTTCCGGGTTGTAAAACCTGCGGTTGGTTGCACTCCAAAAATCAAGATTTTTGTTTCTCTGTTTGTTAACAAAATCAGCTACGACAAAATGCGTGCGTGAGCCCGCAAAGTTTCTGCCCGTGCGGGCTCTGTAATCATCACTCCACGGATTATCGACTGGCGGTATTGGCAACAAAACCGGATTGGCGGCCTGAATGCCTGTTTCTTCAGCCAGTTCCCGTACGGCTGCCTGCTCGGGAGTTTCGCCGGGGTCAAGACCGCCGCCCGGAGCCGCAAAAGATTTATCTTCAGCCCACTGGCCGCCATAAATTTTGCCGGTTCTTGGGTGTCGAGTTAATATCTCAACGCGTTCCCGCCACGGAAGTTCGGAAGCCACTTTCGGTACGGCGAGCGACGGATACCCGGCTGTCTCCTGAAACTTCTTGAGCCGGGCGGCGAGCAGTTCTTTCTGCTGCTGGCTTCTCAGCCACGCATTGGCTATTAAAGCCAGATCAGTCATTTCTTTGTCGACATTACCGCCGGTGTTAATCGCAGCCTGCGTGTCTGTCAGATGTTTCGGCAAAGCGGCAAGAATGTGCTCACGCTCGCCCCACTTGGGGGCCAACTTTGTTAAATCTGCCGCAGCGGCCTTACGTACTTCGTTGTCCTGCAGCACTTTCTTGCGCCGTACAGCGACGGTTATGTGAAACGCGTGGTCGCCATTCATGCGCGGCGACAGGCCATAGCTTTTGCGAAGCGTGGCGAGTTCCGGGCTCGATATCTCAATCACCCAGACCTTGCTCACGCCATCGACATTGCGGACGTCGATCTCTTTCATACCGCCGAGCTTGTACGAGAACATGTGCCCGCGCTCGTTAATATTGTCGACGCCGATTTTATTGACTTCGTCGGCGTTCATCACAGAGATATGCGCGTTTAGGACATCGGCGTCCACGTTTGGCGCATTCATCACGCCGGCAAGTGGAAGCTCAGTGCCGGTTACAGAAAGCGCGTCAAAAACACCGCGCACAAGAGCGTTGGGCACAGAAAGCAGCAGCCAGCCGGATTTAGCCAGATAGAGCCGGCCAGTGAGCGGGTAATTCGTCGCGGCCTGCTTGTTGCCGCGGTACAGCCAGCCAAAAGCGTTGCCGGCTTTGTATTCAGGCGTCTCGGCATAAAGCTCGGGCCGCCATGTGCGCTGATCTAGAACTGAGAAGCCATCCATGGCAGCCCCGTGTATTTATTTTTGGGCCGCCGTCGCTGTCGTGGAGTAATTTTCTGGGTTGGCGGCGGAAACAGTACTGCACACCGAAATTGCGTGCGCCGATAAAAACATGGCCCAGCCGCAAAGCGCAGCCATTACCCACGCCATCAAGCTCAGTTGGTTACGGGTGTGTTGGTCCATGGTCATCGCTACTAGGGTGGCGGTGTGTCTCATCGCGGTCCCTCTCATGATTAATAATGATTTTAATGCCGGCGCCTGACAAGAGAGAAATAAGCACGTCCGTTAACGTCGAGCCGCCCATGCCAGCCAACACACAAACGCCGATCAGGCCGTGGATATTTGCGGCTTTTTGATAGTTTTCGTACCAAATCAGGGAAATAGCTAAACCCAGAAATCCGGCGTTCAGCATCGAGCTTACCACCGCTAGTTTAGAAAGTTTCTTGCTGAAACGCAAAAGCGTAGCCAGCCCAGCAAAAGCTGAGACGCCGAAGGCCGCTGCAAATACGGATAAAGACACTATAACGTCATCAAACATAAGCGTTTACGCAAAAATAAGGTGTGTACCGCAAGCCCCCGCGATCCCCTACCCGCGGGTCCGACCCTGACCGAAATCAGAGCTTCACGACGACTTTCGAGGGCAAGAAATTCGCCCCGTGTGGTATTCGCCGCACCCCCAATCGTGTTCACGACTAAACCTGACCACGAAACCGTGTCGCCGTATTTACATCCCTGTAGCAACGGCAACCCTAACCGGCCGACCACCACGGCCAACTTACGGTACACACTAATTATACAAACTACCGAGTATTGATCGGTAGTTCGGCGCCGCAAATTGTCAAAGAGCCGCTACTAGATATAGCTTAGCGGCTCGTTGCTGCATAGGCCAGCTGGTTCGGCGTTTTCTAGCCAAGCGCGCTCGTATGTTTCTGGCAGCATAGCGATCGAGCGCGAAACCAGCGTGTGGGGCGGCAGCGTCCAGATAAACTGCGCGCTTGTTAACGACATAAAATTGTCGCTGTATAAAAAACAGTGTGCGTTTACATTGCACAGCGCGTCGACAGTTTCGGCGTTGTAAGCGCGGCTCCACACTCGCTGCTTTGCCAGTATTGCCGGAGAGATAGTGTGGCAGCCATTCGCGTGCGGCAATAAAAACTGTCCATGTTTAAATACGACATCGACGCAAACGTGCCAGCCGTCTTTTAAAGCTTTTTGAATATACGGTAGTGTGTTTTCAAGTTCTGGCTGCGGGCCGTCGGTGTTTCCGAGGTGCGAAATAATAATGCCGCTAAAAGCCTGCCTGCCCATGAAGACATCCCTGTCGTTATTAACACGCTGCCGGCCAAAAACAGAAGCGCCCATCGTACCAACTGACGATGGGCGCGTCCACGATGCGACAGAAAAAAAAATAGTCAGAGCACTTTGGCTGCGATCAGACAACCGCGCGCCACAGCGTGCAGCGGATCGTTGGCATGCCGTACGGCTTTGACCGGCAGCGGGAACTCATTCTCTTCGAGCTTCTTGGCGAACAGATCGACGAAGCCCTTGGCCTGACTCGTGCCGCCCGCGATCACGACCGGCAGCGGATTCTTGAACTTGGGTAGCAGCTTGTGCCCCTTCATCGCGGCGGCCAGATTCTTTGTGGTGTAGTCGATGAGCCGCTCGTAATAGGAACTCACGGCGGCTAAAACAACATTATCGTTCGGTTGGCCGATGGTGAACTCGCCGTTCTCTTTCTCGGCTTGGACGACGCTATCGGGCTCGCCGGTTGCAATCGCCGACATTCGATCAATCCAATCGCCGGACTTCGTCGTCGAGAACATGACGGTTGGTTCGCCGTTGAGCATGACGCAGCAGTTCACCATGCCCGCACCGCACGACAGCGCTACGCCGGTATATTCGTCATTCTCTAGTTCCGAGTAGCACAGCGCCTCGGCTTCGTTGATGGCGCGCGCGTTATAGCCGCACGACGCCAAAACTGTCTTTACCACGTCTTCATGGTAGCCGACGTCGAACTCATCGTCTTCTTGATCCACGGGCTGCGCCGGCACGCAGAACACCAGCTTCTCGTCCTGCTCGGCTGCTTTGCCGCAGACCTGCTTAAGAATGTAAGCCAGCACCCGCTTGGCTTCTTTTTCTTTGGAACTCACGACGCCGCGGTACATCGGGCGCTTGGCTGACTCGTTGCGCTCAATAGCCTTCTCGATGGCGTCTTGGCCTAAAATAATAAAAGTGCCGTCGTTATCTTTGACGAACACTTTGCCCTGCAGCCCTTTCTCGATCATCTTAGTCGCCACAGGGGTAGTGGGCTTGATGCAATAGAAGGCGTCGCGAAACTCTTTGTAGGTGGTGTATTCCGCCTTGTCGTCGCTCGTGAAGCTGACGGCTCCCTCGGTGTCACTGGCCAGCACGATGTACGAGGTGCCGACGTCGAGTCCTTTTGCCATGATTACTTCCCTTTCAATTGCGCTAGTTTGTTGACCGACAAGTTAATTGTATCTGCTTGCGCCGTCGTTCTGCCTAGCTCTACGTCAGAACCGGGCTGGATGGTGTCCGTGTCGATTTTAGTGACAACCGTACGAGTATCAATATCAATCTTGCCGAGTTTTTCTTTAACAACTGCGGCTTTTTCGGCTTTCTTTTCTTTCTCGAAGAAACTGGTGGGCTGTTGAATGCGGCTTTCCAGCGTGATTGCCCGGCTGCTGTCTAACCCATAAAACGTGCGCAGAGCGGCGTAAATAAAATCAAGACGCGCAAAAAAATAGCCCGCCACAAAACCGCCCAGTATGCCGCTCAGTATTTCTATGGTCATGGCGTCCAGACCTTGTGTGGGTCAACGGCGCCCTTACCGAAGACAGGAAGAGTTTCGCAGACCGGGAACATATCTTCAAGCTTTTTAAACACGCTACTATCCGTGGCGCCAACACCTTCAGGCATGTCGTCGATCCAGATATCAATCGTATATCCCATTGCCAGCGTGCGGTCGCGCTTGGGCGAATGATTACAGAATATCAAGTCCGTGAGCAGCTTGAACGTGGCTTCGCCGAACACCGTCGCCAGTTCTAGCCGGCTGTGCGGGGTTTCCGTGCGCCCGGTGACGCAAATAACCTTGTGACCGCGCTTAACCGCGTGCTGCACCATAAACCGCCAGAATTCGACGTCGCTGGTAAACGTGCGGTCGAAATCGAGGGCAATAGTTGTCTGGCGAAACGGCGTCGTCATGACGACAAAACTACGCTTTCAGTATGTGCCAAGCGTCGCGCCACACGCTGTCTGGTAGAAAAGAAATTTTGTGACGACAGTATAAAATTTCAGCACCGGGCACGATAAAAAATTGCCGCAATTCTGTGTGCACAAAGATAAAAACGTCAATCTCGTTTTCCGAGTACTGACTTGTTTTGCCGGGTTTTTGACGCCGGAATCGGCAGCTTTTGTGCCGGCGGACTGAAAAACTACACAACCCGTTTGTCGTTTCAGTTTTTACCGCCGTAGATTTTACTTGCACTCGGTTCAATACGTTATTGTGCGCCGCAATTAAATCGTAACCGATATCGAGCAGCGGCACACACGGGACAATTTGATGCTCGTACATTTCGGCAATGACTAGCGAAACGCCACGCGCGCCAATTGCCAAGGACCGCGACCACCTATTCGCCGCCGCGGCTTCTTTTAATGCCGGCATTGTGTCATCCTTAACACGGCGCCGCAGCTGCAAAATTATTTGATATCGCCAGCTTCGATCATAGCCTCAAAAATATCAAAGGCTTTTTTAGCCCGCATCATGTGCAACTGCTGCAAGCCCAGCAGCACATTAGAAAGCTCGTCGACGTCCACGGTGTCTTCAATAACCGCGTCGGCCAGCAGGCCAATGTCATCTGCCGTGTGCCACGCGTTCATGATCGCCTGCTCTAACTCGAATCTGTCATTAGCCATTTTTTCTCTCCTTAACTGCCTGAGTAGGACTCGAACCTACAACCTCAGCATTAACAGTGCCGCGCACTACCATTGTGCTATCAGGCATTACTGTCGTCGCCGATGATCCAATGCAACAACAAAAGACCCACGATGACGGTTACCGCGTCATTCCACGTCATGTCACACCAGCCGCGACTCAGCCGCGCGATACTGGTGCTTGAGCGTGTCGGCGAGAATGCGCCGCAGCTTTTCACAGTCCTCGTAGCTGTCCTGCAACTGGTCTTCGTAAAAGATTTTGAGGTACGCGGACTCGACCGGCCACGTGCCAGCCAACGCATCCAACTGTGCAATGCGCTTAGCGTAGTTGTTCACGACTTCTTCTTCCAGCTGCACCGAATGCCCCAGCGCGTCTTCCACCTTCGTAAACGACGGGAAATTCTTGCCGCTGGAATTAGGCAGCGCAAAATGCAGGCCGAGCAGGCGGTCCAAAAACGCCTGCACGTGCTCCAACTCGCCCTTGGCCGCGTTCGTGAAGAACTCTTTATATTCTTCTGCGTGCAAACCAGTGATATAGCTGGCGTGATACAAGTAGAACTGCAGGTGCGTCCACTCATTATGCAAATCTTCGTTCATCAACTGCAGAAACTGCGGTAGCGTCAATTGCGACATCATTCTTCCTCCGTGAAAGTGGCTTCAATCTGCGGCGCTGTAAGTTGCAACATAATTAGTTTGACAGAGATCGACTTTTTTTGTCGGAAAGACATGCGAATCCTTTTGCTTAAAGCCATCCGTGCACGCACTCTTAAATTCGTCCATCCAAAGTTTTCGAATTTGAGACCAATTAAACGCAGCAACATTACGTTGCGCCGCGTGTGACATGTACAAATACGTATCGTGATCGTGCTGCAGTTCTTCGATCCGCCGCACAGCCTCCTCGACCAAAGCAGCGGGATCTAGCGGCAGCAGAATGCCCGCGCCGTTAGTAGCCAGCGCCGGAAAAATACCAACCGGAGTACCCAATGTAGGTACGCCAGCGGCCGCTGCTTCGAGCGCCACGTAAGGATTGCCCTCGGTTGTCGAGCAAAACATGACAAGATCAACGCTCTGATACAGTTGATCAGCCGCCAGAAAATGCAGATTCTCGCGCTGATAAAACTCCAGTCCGGTTCGCGCGGCTACTTCTTGCGCTAGATAGCCACGTTTGAGGTCTAAACCGCCGTGATCGCTGCGACTCATGCGCCCAAAATAGCCCAACCGACGAATGCTAGTGCTGGGTTCACGCCGGTAGTTCGCCGTCGTGAGGCCGACAGGCAAAATCACCGGCGTCCGGCTTTTTGTGCACGCCACTGACTCGCGCCAAATGGGCGCTGAGACAGCGGCGTAACCGGCTAACCGCGTAAAATATTCTTCTGGGAATCTCTGCAGCGCGTCTTTGATGTCAAATTCGCTGTGTACTTGCGCATAGCACTTCTCCAGCGGCCAGCCATAAGTCGTATGCAGGAAGAAACAGCCGACCGGCGTCGAGAAATACAAGTCGTATTTATCCCGCAACAACGCGGACTCAAGTGCTTCCAATTTCTTGGTCCAGCACCAGATGTCGCCGTCGATGTCGGGATGCAAGAACTTGATCAGTTCGTTGAATATCTTCCCGAACACCCAGTTGTTTTCGATGAAATATAGTACGCGCATACGACGGGTTATACCCGCGTCGGCAAAAGCTGTAAACCCAATTTCGGCGAAAAAGAGCCGTTAAATAGGGTAGGGGCCATAAGCGTTTGCTAGCATGCTAGCAGCAAACTCTTCGTACGTCGTGCCGGAGGGTAAAGCCGGCGAGCCGTCGGCCGCCACAGACAAAAACTTAGCGTACTCAGGGTACTGCCGAAACGCCGCCAACACAATTGCTTCGCGAGCCCGCCACCCGAGCGGCGGAGTCATGTCGCGACGCAGTTCAAATATCTTTTGCAGCACACCTTTTGTAAACATGCTACCTGCGGTATCAATCCGCGCTAACTGCCGCGACACCTCCGCGACCACTTGTTTAAACAAGTATTTCGGGTCTGCTAGCTGGGCATGCTGGGCGCGCAACGTCTGCAATTGCTGCCGCGCGCTACTGGAAGTCTTCGGCGTCAGGCTACCGGGCAGGCTCATAAATATAGCAATGACCAGCCACTCAGGCAGTAGAAACAAGAGCGCCGCTTGTTTCCGTAACTTGTCCAGCACAGCCAAGCCGCCAGCCCATCCCGCGCGACGGCCGTCGGGCCCTTTAGCGTCCATTGCAGCTTGAATCTGCAGCCCGATCTCGACAACGTTGTTACCGAACAGATAATCCGACGATGGAAGCTTGACGCCGACTAGCTTCAAAAGCCAGCCTATTACCCGCCCTGTGAGTGCGAGTGTTGCGTCTGACATCTGTTACTTTTTGGCTTTCTTGTCTTTTTTCTTCTTGCTACCAACTGGGCGGCACGAGTCGTTGCTGTACGGCTTCTTGCCCGGCACTGGCTCATAGCCGGCCCAGCAGCGCGCGCTCTTCATGCACATCACAATAATTTGTTTTTTAACAACTTTGGGTTGCGGTTTCGCATCCGCTTGATTGCGCAGCGTTAACTCATGCGCTCGCCGGGCGTTGTCCACGCGGTACGGCGCGCCCTTGGCTTGCTCAGTTTTCAGATCGCTGAGTTCCTTGGCGTCCATGTCGTTGAACGCCCACTTTTCAATAAACTTGTTGACGTTCATTGTTGACGCTTTCTTTGTTGCCCAACCGTGGATATACGGTTGCAAATAATCGCCCGAGTTAAGGCGCGCCGAGTTCATTACAACGCGCTGATTCGACGGGCCAAAAAAATTCCATTTGCTCGGCGACGTTAGTGTATTCCAGACATCCGACCCAGACGGCAAAGTCTTGCGAATCCCGGCAATCGCGTCCGTAGCGGCGCCGATATTACCATAGACAGACGTCAAACCGCCGCCGTCGGTGTACGCCTGCCCGTCTTGTATCTTCTTCGAGATGGCACTGTTCGGGTCATCGAACGCCGACACCACAGTACCGGCGCCCCGTAGCGCCCGCATAGCGTCCTCGGGAGTTTTGATGTTAACGGGGTCCATTTTCATAAGCCATTGGGCCTTGATGTTGTCCGGCAATGGCGCTTTGAGCAACGACTGCAATTGTTGTTTTTTCGCCATCGAATCTTGCACTTTGGCTTTCACATCTGCGGTTGAAGAACCCAGTCCAAGGTCGGATTGCGCCACCGCGGCCTGCACCGGATCGTCAGCCATCAGCGTTGACAAGTCCTGTTTGCCCTCGGGAATCATGCCCAGAAACGAACCGACGTTGTAAGTCAAGTCGCCGACGCCTTTCTGGGCTCCTTCGCCGAACATTCCCATGCCGGCCGCGCCCAGACCAAGAGCGCCGATACCCAATCCGCCCAAGAGCGACGTTAAACCGCCGCCACCCAGTAACCCAATAAGCGCCATGGGCACGCCGAACGTAAACGCCAGTTGCCCCATCGGGCCCATGCCCTGCCAAGCGTTCTGCGCCATGCTTTGAATTTCACCGAACATGCCCGGGTTCTGTGTCGCTTCAGGGCTGTTCGCGATTTCCTGCTGCACAAACTGTTTCATGTATTCGTCGCCGGCCGGGCCAAGGCGCTGGTCAATAAATGCTTTTGCCGCGGGAGTGTCCATGCGCCCAGCAACCACGTCATCGGCGCCGGCGCGGTCCGTGTCGCTAATCGAGCCTTTCATGCTCGTCGTTAAATCTTGCAACACTTTGTTTTTTGCTTCGGGCGTGCCGGCCGCTTGATAGTTTTTCATCGCGCCGTCGAAGTCTGGTTTTACGGGCATACCCGCCGGTGTTTGTGACGACGAATTTGTTGCTGCTCCTGATTCTGTCGGCGTGCCTGCGGGTGTCATTGAAGGCGCTGCACCCCATGACTGCGGTGCCGCGCCGGAAGTCGTAGGCGTCGTAGGTGGTCCTTGTGGCGGCGCGGCGCCCCACGATTGCGGTGAAGTAGTTGGCGGAGTGGCCGGAGTTGTCCCGGCACCCGCCGTAACCGGAGTGGCTGCCGGAGCAGCGCCCCATGCCTGCGGAGACATACCGGCTGCGAGTTCAGGTTTCGGACCCTGCGTCGGAGCAGCGCCCCATGCCTGCGGAGACATACCGGCTGCGAGTTCAGGTTTCGGACCCTGCGTCGGAGCAGCGCCCCATGCGAACGGGGAAGCAGATGAACCCGCAGGTTTTATAGGATTGGCGTATTTTTGAAACACCAGCGGCAAGATATGGCGAATAGTTGAGCGGGGCATAAACGCAAACCTCTTGTTAGCGCTTCTTGGGCGCACCGTTTTTCTCACTATATGTCTTACCGTCATGCGCCGCGCGCTTGGTCGGCGTCACGTCGCGGCTGTTGTTTTTTCCTTCCCACTCCAGCTGCCGCACGCCGGTCATGTCGATGGGCAAGTTCTTGGGATTCTTGGGGTCTCGAAAGTGTTGCACAGTTTTACCTTTCGTATCGTGATTACTCAAACAAGCGAGTGACAAATTTTACGCAAGCACATTATTGAATTGGCCGCAAACCACCGGCTCGCAACAAATCGAATCCGCGCGACGCTTGATT